CCCCACTTCTTTTCTTCCAACGTACCGGTCCCCCACCCTCTAAAAAACCCCATTAAAAAATATTTATAAAAAAAAAAAAAAAAAAAACAAATCCTAACTCATCATCCCTACAACACTGTACCTTGATAATCAAATAGCTTCAGGATATACATCTCCTCCTATATCCACCTCTGAGAGAGGATCTCACCATGATGTATAACCTCAAAATCCGTCAGGATCATATCAACCAAAAGGTTGGTAACTTCGGATCTAAGAAACTCAGTTCATTCGCGATCGATCAAATGATCGAACAAGAAGAGAAGAGGATCATGAGAAGGAGAGTACTCTGTAACGTATGTTACGAGTACAAGAGCGTAACAGGAGAATGTAGTTGTTGATCTTCTAGTATCATGATCCTGAAAAGGATCTTGGTACTACTAGATCAAAGGGATCTAGTACAACAGAAGGAGAGTACAATGTCCGAGATCACTGGTCAGATGGATCTCATCGATGGTTCCGAGGTCACCGAGGAACTCTCCATCGAGACCATCGTTGGAGATCTTCTGGAAGGTCTCGAGAACGAGATCTTCTCACCCTACAAGGTTTGGAAGGTCATGAGCTCGACCTTCGAAGCACTCGGAATCGACCAGAAGCGACCTTCTCAGATGATGTACAACTACGATCGCAATGGTCTCATCAATGGGACCAAGGGTGCCAAGAGGTACACCCACGAAGAGGTGAAGAAGTTCGTCACGAAGTTCGTCACCAAGCACACCAACTGAGCCAAGGGAACGAAGGAACCACGAAAGTGGTTCCTTCCTTCCATGGATCTTGGAAGGGTTCCAAGATCTTTGGTTGGAAGGAAACCATCATGGAACAAGAGTTCGTACTCGAGTGCATTCGTTGCGATGCAACTGTGGTAGTGGTCGCTGAGGAGGAACCATTCGCCGAGGAAGTAGTCTGTGGAACTTGTCTCGAGGAGGAACTGAGGAACCACTGAATAGGGTGGTACCGCTGAGCCGGAATCGTACTCGGAGTACGGAGTCGGCCCTGTGGCACCAGTCTGGCCACAACCAGGAGTACCATCAGTCTCATTGGAGGACAAGATGTCCGCATTGGTCAAGGTCTACTTTGAGGAGCTCGCTCAGGGCAACGTTCCTTCGGAATCGGCACCGGAGACGATCGCGTACAAGAAGTGGTCGAGGAACCACGAGGCGGAGCGAATCGTGAGGGCGTCGTGCCTCTCGGTGTACGGGTCGGACTACTATCTCCTCGGATCGTACGTCTAGTCCGGAAGGGGACGTGGGGTACTGGCTCCGGTCAGTACTCCACACGGACTTAGGTTCCATATCCGGGGTAGTAATCGGCATTGAATTCCTAGGGTCTCATAACCGTGTTTACGCTTGCAAATAGTAGGTAAAGAGTTACGATCTCGCATTGAGGGCGTTATTTTAGTAAGGGGTATGTTATACACGTATGAAACTAGGAATTCGAATGAAGGATTTACTATTATACCTAGTTATTAATACTTGTATAATGCTGTAGTCTAATTAGGCAATTAATAAATCTGAATAGCGGATCGAATAGAGAAAAGTGCTAGATTCCAACCTGAATAGACCGATATTACAGGATCGTAGAAAGGTAGCGAATTACTGAGGTTTCAGACATATAGGTTTCTAACTAAAGCCAAATATCGTGAGGTAGGAGGGATTACCAAAGATCGAGCCGCTTGCGTTATCAGCTCTATTACGTTATAATATATATAGTGATTAATTCGATCACCTATCTCACCTAGAGAGGGAAACCAAAAGTGATCATCTACGAGTACAATGTCACCTTGGTAACCGAAGCAGACTCGACAAGGCCGGGTTTGGCATTCCGTATCCAGTTCGAAAACGAGGAGGAGTTCCAACGGTGGATCGCCCTTCCCGAGTTCGCTCAGGCTCTGCACGAGGGGTTCATGGGAGAGAGCGTGGGCGCCGGAGTCGACCCGAATTCGGCGCTGGTCAGGCACTGGGACATGCATACGAACAAGTTCTACCTCAGTATGCACCTTCTCACGGCCATTCTCGACAAGGCCTACGAGATGACGAAGGCGTCCGGCCCGTCCGGAGCGGCCGGTAGGCCACCGGCTCGGGTGTTGCGACTCACGACCTCGCGGGAAAGAAGGCTCGATCCTAGGACTCGTAGAGGTTGGTAGTCACTCAGCTTTTCAGCTGAGACCACTTGAATGGTCCTAGAGAACCTGAGGTATACTAAAAAGAAAAACAAAACACTTCAACCACTAACACACCCACCCCAAAACCCTCCGCACACCTACCCTCCAAACCACCGCAACCCCAAACAGGAGGCGATGATGCCGAAGAGCAACCTGCAACAAAAACTCGAGGAGAACCGCAAAAAGGTTCTGGCTCAGAGGTGGCGGCAGGCAGACAACACGGTTCGCCGTCAGAGCACGGACTTCGTTCCGGCCAAGAAGAAGTCGAAGCCGCTGGGGTACAAGATGCAGAACACGTTTGAGCGGTCGCTCAAGGGTGTGCCGGGCGGGCGCGGAGGCGCATCCATCATCAAGATGGTCGCGGCCAAGGGCACAGGTACGAAGACGGTCGACAAAGCGCCGGGGACGATGAAGTCGATGCGGAACGCGAACACGACTCAAGGGTCTTACAACACCACGGTGCTGCAAGACCAGACTGGTGACGTGGTGAGCAACGCACAAGGGAGGCGGATGTGACACGGCTAACCGTGACCATCGAGGTCGACGAGACCCTGAAGGACCTACAGGAGTGGGTTTCGGAGATCGATCGGGAGCTCGCCGGCGACGATGCCATCAATCCGGAGGACGTGACCGTGGGCGAGATCGTAGGCCTGTTGTACTCCGAGGGTTCCATTGGCTACCAGGTGCTCGAGCAGAAGGTGGTAGAGCTATGACCATTGTGTTCCTGATCGTCTTCACCGTCTGCGGAGCAGCAGCCATCGCGTACCTAGAAGGGTGACCTCCATTCCTCACAGGCCCGAAGATCGCTTCGCGATCCAATCGTGCGTGTGGGGTTTGGAAGCTACCTGCTCGAGGTAGTTTAACTAAGGTTGGAGAACCGATGAAGCAACTGGAGACGCAGGCGACGGTAATTCACCGTCGCCTGATCGAGGACTCGCCGAAGCTGTTCAAGCCACCGGTGCAGCCGGCCTTCAGCTGGGAGATGATTCCGCTGGATGAGGCCGACGTGGACTGGGAGGACAGGAGCTACCACAAGATCCTGGTCTGCAAGAACCACCCGAGGACGCGGTACAGCTCGAAGAACCCGTTCGACCGCTCGGTGTTCATGCTGGCCGGAGTCAGTGGGGCAGAGCCGTTCTTTGACGAGGACTGCAACTGCCGCGGGTCGCTGATGTACTTCAAGAAGGACGGACGATGAGCAAGCTGCGCTACGCCATCTGGGCCGCTCTGGAGCAGACACAACTGGACAGCAAGCTGACCGTTCGTGAGGCTGCCGAGCTGGAGAAGGCCATTCTGGCCAACATGCCGCACCCCCACCAGGCCGCTGCGGACCACGAGCCGTGTGACACGTGCGGCAGGACCTACGGGGAAGGGAACCACTCGTGACCAAGATCGTGAAGGTCACCTACACGTACCTGATCGAGGATCAGGACGAGGAGGGTGCCGAGGAGATGCGAAGGGCGTACGCAGAGGGTCGTCTGACCGATGACGACATCAAGGGTACTGCCTTCAGTGGTACCGTGAAGTTCGAGGAGGACAAGTGAAGTTCCAGATCTGGTGCACCAGGCACGATGCCCCTGCGCTCACTGACGACAATACAATTCGGCACCTCGAGCTCGGGGTGATGCAGGTCGACGAGGACCACCTGTACTGCCGGTACGGTAGTTCGGATCCGACGGAGCACACGTTCGTGCTGCGTGTTAAGGGCGACGTGGTCATGATCGACCCGCCCGGCAAGATCGTTCCTTAGTTCGTAGTCATCCTCACACTGTGAGGGTGGCCATGTCCTAAGGAGGTGATATGACACCCGAAGAATTTGTTCGGAACAAGCACCAGATACGGGTTGCTGATCGTGAGCACCAGTCCAAGAAGTTCCGAGCGGAGTGTTCCTGCGGCACGTTGATCTCGAGATGGAGAGCGACGTACCAGGAAGCGATGGGGAACGCCGAGTACCACATCAAGAACAAGATTCGAAGAGAGGTTAAGTACCGTGAAGCTCGAGGAATTGGGTAAGTTGATGGCCGGCCTGCCTCACAGCCAGTACGGGCAGTTCGGCAACGCCGAGGATGTCCTGGACCGCGTCAACCAGGAGGTTCACAAGGCTGCGATGGCGGCTTCGGGAGTTCGCGCCGACCAGTTGGCCGACGAGAACCTGGAGGGCAAGCCCATCGTGCTCCTCTACTGGTCCACGTTGTCCCTGATGTACACGCAGGTGTACATCGAGGCGGCCAAGCAGCAGACGTACTTCAAGGAGCTGGGATGACTCGGCGGAAGTACACCATCGAGATCGCCGTGCAGGATGCCGCGGAGGAACAGGGTTTCCGCAACTTCGAGGCTGGCCTGAGTTCCCTCACCAGCAAGAACGTTCCGGCCAGCTCCGGCTGGACGATCCTGAAGTGCGAGGACGAGAAGGTGTACGACACCTTCGACCTCAACGCACCGAAGGATCCGTGCTGGGAAGCCATCCTGGACAAGATCAAGACGCTCGAAGCGGGCGGCTACCGTCTGGCGTCGAGGTCGGCGAGCTACCAGATGCCCCGAAGTGGAGCCAAACAGCGGGGCCTGTTCTGCGTCTACAAGGGACGCAGGATCAACAGGCCCGACGACGGCACGGTGGACGTCTTCCACATCGAAGCCTACATCGACCGCGACAAGAACGTCAAGGTCGATGTCGACGGGCCGTTCACGGACTCGTACGACGAGTACTGGCTCACACTGGCCGACAGTGCGCGCATGTCGCACATCGTCACCACGGACTGGGTGCACCGCACCATCTCGAAGGACAACCCCGAGGCAGTCGCCGCTGGCGGAGGAGGTCACGGAGGTACGGAGTTCCGCTTCGTGATCGACGAGGAGACGGCGGAACGCTTCCGGAAGCAGGAGTTCAGGGTCGAGGAACTCGACGCGGTCGAGCCCGACGACGGCCGGCGGTGGATCGTGGTCACACGCAACTGCTGGTTCCAGGGAGTCATTCCGCCGAAGCATCGTCACCTGTTCAAGGTGAACGCGGAGATGATCAAGGGCTTCACTCCGGCCAGGAACGACATCTGATGAACGAGGAGGAGCGTCAGCGCATCGAGATGGGTGATCCTACGCCCGTAGGTGAGATCGTCATCGGTCTCACGTTCTTCCTGGGCATCGTCGGCCTGATCGTCTCCATCGTCCTGGGAGTGATCTGATGGAGATCGTCCTGGTGCTAGTAGGACTCCTGACCTCCTGCCTCGCAGGTGGGTTTCTCCTCGGGTCGACGATCCACCACTTCGAAGAGAAGAAGTTCGGCGACAGCACACACAAGTACCACTTCTGGCCGAACGGGAGGTAAGGTCAAAAAGATCTTCAAAGAATTCCCTTGAATGTTCCCTTGATCCTCATGTATAATTAAGTTAGCCAAGCAAGCTGGCTAACGGAGGAGGTGACTCACATGAAGGACTTCGTCTGGACCCGCAAGGGTACCGAGTGGGGCTGAGCACGATCCGGCGCGTCTCCAATTCCAACTAGAGGAACTGATGCATCCTTCGCTGCATCCGACTTGCCGCCGTTAGCGGCTCCCAAGTCTCCGTAGCTCAATGGCAGAGCAGCCTCCCGCTGCAGCATGGGGTAAGGCGTTTGTAGCAGGTTCGATTCCTGCCGGAGATACGCAACAAGAAAGGAGTCCACCGTGGACAGTCACAAGAAGGACCGTATCGAGCGGTTGGCACGCGAGAACACCTACGACGGTGCACTGAGTGACATGACCGTCGAGGAGATCCTGTTCAACCTCCTGGTTGACGTCGCCGAGGCCTACGAGGCCGAGATCCAGGTCAACGGTGATCTCGACGTCAGTCAGGCTCGGGACGTGATGCTCCAGGGGCTGAAGGAGAACCTGGAGCACAACGACCGACAGGAGTAGCCATGGGAGAGATGGCAGACCACGACAGAGAGATGTTCGAGGACGAAGAGCGCGATCCGAAGCTCGCGTACCTCAAGTGGATCCGCGAGCGTCTACTGACTCGTGCCAACCCGGGGTACATCCACTGCCGGAAGTATCCGGAGTTCGGAATGATCTGGAAGGACGAGATCGACCAGGTCATCGAGGACTACAAGCTCGTTCGCGACTACGGTCCGCAGGACGACGCACCGCTCAAGGCCACGATTCAGGCAGCTGCCTACGGCATGCTTTCGCCCGACAAGCTCACCGGCAAGACGGTGTACATGTCCGATGTGCAGCAGGAGATCCTCGACCGCCTCGCCAAGAAGATGAATGAGAGGAACAACATGTTCGACACCGAAGCCCTGCGCCGAGAGGCCCGGCTCCTGCTCCAGCAGGCCGACGCCATGGACGGCGTTCCGCAGAACGACCTGTTCCAGGACGGTCAGGTCATCACGTTCAAGAAGAAGTTCAACACCGGGCGTGCCTACAGCTACGCCGCTGTCAAGGTCGCCGCGATCCGCGCTGGCGAGTACTGGTACACCACGTCACAGCGTCCGGGCGCACTGATGGGACGGCTGAGCTGGTACGGCCTGCTCGAGGGCATCGGCGTCGAGAACCTGTACACCATCGAGGTCCTCGACGTGGACTCGTCGATCCCGCTGAAGGAGTGGGTCAAGGGCGTGCAGGAGGCTCTCGAGGCCGAGATCGAGATGCCGCCGGCGGTGCAGGATGCCGCTGAGTGACGACGAGGACAGACTGCTCACCCCCAGTGAGGTGGCCAGACTGTTCCGCGTCGACCCTAAGACGGTGACCCGCTGGGCTGCTGCTGGCCGCATCAGCAGCATCAAGACGCCTGGTGGGCACCGTCGGTTCCACGAGTCCGAAGTTCGCCTGCTCCTGGGGGAGCTTTTTAGCCAGAGCAACACGGAAGGGTACGTCTGATGGCCCAAGAGAAGTCGCCGATCAAGGCGCCCAAGGACGACTACACCCTGGCCGAGCTGATCGAGGCCTTGTGCGAGATCCGCGACAAGGACCCCGAGGTGTACGGCAAGAAGAAGGTCGTCCTCAAGACGCCGGGCAGCCGGCTCTACCCGAACGCCAGCTACAAGGTCGTCGTCGACCCGAGCTACAAGATCGAACAGGACAAGCGAATCCAGATCTGGCCCGGTGGGTACGTGCTGTGAGGAACCCGTTCAAGCTCCGTGACGGCAACTGGGATGGTCCTACGTTGGCGTGCGGCGAGCTGGTCGGAACCGCATTCGCGGTAGTCGTCGGCGTAGGCGGACTCGTCGGCGGCGTAGCACTGTACCTGTTCGGATAGGCATTACACCTCCATTCGGTGTACAGGCACCATGGGATGGGGGCTCCGTGGAGATTCCGTTAGGGATCCGCCCTCTGAGGACAGGGCAAGGGGGAAGCGCCGGTTCGAATCCGGTGTACGGAGCGAGAAGGGAGGGCAGAGTCATGGTCTGACGTTAGAACTGCACAGGATACACCCATTGATGAGGACTGCATGAGGGTGGATGGAGCCGGAACTCCGTCCACCCGATGGGGTACTCAACTTGGAGGTGATAGCATGCGTGGACTGACCTGGATCTATCCCGACAGGAAGCGATGCTATCGGTGCAGGAAGTACCTTGGCATCACCATCATAGATGGCCTGTACGATTCGTACGCCTGCGCAGGTAGGCCACATCCCGATCGTGCACCGCCAGAGACATGGCCCAGGCAGCACTTCGTCTGGGTAAATGGTCAACGGCGCAAAGAGGAACAACAAGGATGCATATGTCTGCGACTTCTGTGGCCGTTGGCATATCGGGAAGAAGAGGAGGTGACATGAAACCGTTAGGATTGTTCGCAGCCATCGTAGGCGTCGGACTGCTGCCCGCCGTGGGTGTCGGTCACGTCATGGCAATCGAGCACAAGGACTACACCCCTGTCGTGACCCCCACGCCAATGGGTACGCCTCGACAGGACTTCGGGAGCTGCACCACGTGTAACGTGACGCCTGTTCCTACGAAGAGCACGAAGAGCACCAAGGCCCGTGTGGAGTCTGTAACGATTCCCACGCGTCGGGTTAAACAAGCCCCGAAGTCGTCGAAGCAAAACACCACACGGGCCCGGGAGGGGGTGCAAGATGAACCTACCACGTCAGCCCCCGAGCCGACGGCAGAAGAGACTGCAACACCGGTCAGAGAGCCGAACCCTGAAGAGGAATCGCCCCGACCTATCGAGCCTCCTACGCCGAAGCCTTGCATCGCACCCTGCGAAGCCGGAGACGCCGAGCCTGGACCTACTGCGGGCAATTCTGAGATGAAAGTTGCCCCTTGAAGGGTGCCGCGGGACCTCAGCTATAATTAAGTCAAGCCAAAAAAGCTAGGAGGTCAAAGGTGGACGACGCACTTCGCAAACAGCTCCAAGAGGACGCCGAGGTCGACTACCAGCAAGCGCTGGAAGACGATGCCGCAATCCAGGAGCGTGTCACGACGCAGCCGGATGTGTGCAGTGACATGGGCAGCGGCGTGCTGCCGGAAGAGCCGATTCAGGACTGGATCTTCACCTTCGGCTACGACCACGTCAACCCGATCACCGGCGAGACCCTCTTCAAGAGGTTTGTCAAGCTGCGCGGTACGTACGTGGGTGCGCGAATGGAGATGGTGCGACGCTTCGGCCGCCGCTTCGCCTTCCAGTACCCGCTGGACGAGGCGGGCAGATCGACCGGAATCATCATGAAGTTCAAGCTCACGGAGCTCGAGCTTCAGAACACTACGTCAAGGACGTACAGGTAAAGATCTTGCGCTAGAGGGCGTGAGATTCCCACAAGGACGGAGTATAATAAGATCATGGCAGTGCGAGGACGTCGCGGCAGCAAGGCCGCGCAGGAGACCCAGGAGACCACCGAGATGACGACCGAGACCACCACCCCCGACTTCACCGAGCCCGACTTCGACGTGGACGCCCCGGCGCCGGCGGACGCCGCCGAGGACACCGTCGAGGCCCCGACCGCCGACGAGAAGCCGGCCAAGGAGAGCAAGACCACCCGACCGGCCGTGCCGGAGGGCTTCATCGCCCCGGTCGAGTTCGCCAAGGTGCTGACGGAGCACCTCAAGAAGAACGGTCAGATGCCCGAGGGCAAGACCGAGGTCAAGCCGCAGGAGGTCTACTCCTACGTCAAGAACAACGGCCCGAACAGCAAGAACCCGTTCCCGCAGTACGCCGGCGACGCGATCAACCCGGAGACCGGCCAGCCGTACGCGCCGGGTCGCAAGGTCGTCCTCAAGGCCGAGGAGGGCATCGCCTGGTGGGACGCCAAGGTCGAGCGCGTCAAGGCCACGAAGCAGGCGGCGGCCGAGAAGGCCTCCAAGAAGGCCGCGAAGAAGGACGAGACGGTCACCGAGACCGCGACCGTCGAGCAGGTCCTCGAAGAGGCGGAGTAGCTACGAGGCCCAAGCAGGGCGTGTAGGGCTACTGTCCAGGGAAGGCCGCCAGCCACCATGTTGGCGGCCTTCCTTTTAATCTCGATCTAGTTACACAGTGACTTCCATTGTTAGATCTAGTATAATAAGAGGTAGCGTGGAGTTCGATAAGCCGCGTGCTCGCCGCATCGTAGGGGAGTGGCTGGAGGACAACTCTGCCATCCTCGAGGATCGTCAGTCCGACGAATCGTATACGTCGCCGGAAGCGTTTCTCAAAGATGACGCCGAGCTTCGTCAAGACCGAAGAGCCATGGAAGGGCTCTACGAACAACTGGAGCGTGACTGTGAGTGACGACGAGAAGCCTACTCCGGCTCTCTTCGACCACGCTGTGCGTGTGTACGAGGAGATGCTGAAGCAGAGTCGCAAGGAGCTGCCCCCGGGCGAAGAGCTCGAGCCCGTGTCCGAGGTGGACGTTTACACCGGCCACCTGACGCGACTGTTCGCGGATCTGAACATCGCGAACCCGTACTACACCAAGATCATGAACACGCTGGTCGAGCTGGGCTGCGTCGAGCAGTTGCGGCGAGGCGGTGGCAAGGCGCAGTCGAAGTGGGTGCTGTGCAAGGCGCCCGTCGAGGACATCTTCAAGGACTTCGTCGAACGGAAACGTCAGCCGCAGACGCGACTCCACCAGCTGGAGCAGCGCATCAAGGACCTCGTACGTATCACGCAGGACCAGGACGCTCGGATCGAGCGCCTGGAGGCAGCTGTCCGATGATAAACAACGACCCCCGCTGGGAAGGCGTGCTGCTGGGACTACGGGACCTCAACGAGCGTATCCGTACGCTGGAGGCCCTTCATCGCAAGGGTAGTAGTGGAGGCGACTGGGCGTTCGTCACGCTGGTCATCTTCTCTCTGATCCTGTTCTTCGGCACGATCATGGTCGTGTCCTGGTTCATCTGGGGGTAGTAGTGTCTATCAGCTGGGACGAAGCAAGTCAGTGTCCGCGGGACGGACTGACCGGCAAGGTCGAGAGCAGAAGGCGAATCCCGAAGGGAGCAGCAGAGGTCGGTGGACAGCTGGTCACACTCACCTGCCCTGGAACCAACTGCGAGTACAACGGCATCGGCTGGACGGTTCAGCTTCGTCCAGACGGAACAATTCCGGAGCCGGTCGAGCGCGGTCAGCGTGAGCGGAGCTTCCCAGTGCTGCCGGGGTCTGCGACTCGTGCACAGGCGGTCCGCGATGCCTTGGCGGAGCAGGTTGAACTCGAGCAGCGTGGTGGCGGCGAGATTCGAAACGTCTGACACCAGACGTTCAGAGTCTAACTCAAGCGTCTAAAGCCCTTACGTAGTGGGTTCAAACAACTACGTCCTCGCGTCTAACCCACCTGCTAACTCGTCTAATCATCGTCTAATCAACCTCGTGAAGAGAGAAAAATCATGGACGAAAAGTCGTCGTTCAAGCGTGGACGGCTACGGGACATCATCGACTACTTCTACGCATACCCCAACCGCGACATCCCGATCGCCGAGCTCGAGACGCACTTCAAGGGCAAGTACAATCGCGGAGCCATCCTGGCTTCGCTCTCGCACGTCACCAGCGAGACAGGACGCCGAACCAACGGGACGCCGATCAAGACCACGGATCGACGGTGGGTGTGGCGTCTGGACGTAGACGGGAATACGGGTGAGGCGAAGCAGCTCGAACGAGGTGACATCACGCTGGAGATCCTGAAGGAGCGTGACACGTACATCCTCTGTGAGGACGTCACGGACGGGAAGATCTACAAGCTCATCCTGGTAGGGTAGCTATGACCGAGAGGAAGGCGACGGCGGCGGACATCGACGCCTTCATCGAGGAGATGAAGCTGGCCGACCTAGAGGGCGCTACCAAGATGGCGCCCATCCCGTACGCTAAGTCGCGAGGCATTTACCCGCAGAAGGTCTACGGCGCTATTCGGCACCACAAGATCGAAGCGGAGCACTGTGCATGCGGGAGGACCGTCATCGACGTGGAGAGAGCGGATGAGTACTTCAAGCTCGGACGATACTCCAGCCAGCCGGCCGTACAGGCCACGGAGGAGATACCAGGGAGCGACGTGGACTCCGACGACGAAGTCGGCTGACAAGCCAGACGGCGTTTGGTGCCCGAAGCACAAGCTCAGGCACGGCTACATGGCCAAGGGCGGGCTAGGTATCAGCTACGAGGAGCGTGACGGTGTCTGGCACATACTCTGGTACTGCGAGAAGTACGGAGACGTCCTCAAGGATCAACCGCTGAAGGGGAGGTCTGGTGCCGAGAATACTGACATATGACTACTTTGCCAGCACCCACCCGCAGGCCAAGGTTGTCCACATGATCAGCCACGAACGGACAAAGCTGCTCAGAGGCAGACATTTGACCCTGCACATCGAGGGTATATGTCTGAACGTGATTGCTGCCAAGCATCTGGCCCTATTGTCCGAACAGGACGCGAAGGCTTGGGTCAAGGGCTACGGTGGCCTGGCTGAGCAGTTCGGTCGACGTAGGGCGTGCAAGAACTGTTGGGACTGGGCCAACTGAAGAGGAGGACGGATGACGAAGGTGACGGTGACCTTCGAGCTGCCGGTCGAACTGGACCATGACGAGGAGCATGCATTCCTCGATCTCGTTGTCGACGCTTGCCTGCGCAGACGTCTTCTGGGCAAAGGGGGAGAGGTGTCGCTGGAGTGTGACTACGGCGTAATCCTACCACCCGCCGTGATGGTAGAACTCCCTATCCTGGAGAGCACGATCATGGGAGGACCGAACTGATGAATCGAACTGACAAGCGCGCTCTCTGGACACTAGCTGTCTGCTTCACACCTATTGTGATGTTCGCCATTGGTGTGGGCTTTACGACCGGCGACTGGGGAGCCCTGATCGCCGTCTCGCTGATAGCTGGCTTTCCAGGACTCATCGGAGCCGTGTGGTGGCTGAGCGGAAAGGTGCTCAAGGACTAATGCCTAAGCTGTTCGACTTCCAGGCTACCGGCCTGACGCAGCTCTTGAAGTGGGAGCATGAGACGGGCGATCGATCATCCATGATCGGCGACGACATGGGCCTCGGCAAGACGATCGAGGGCCTCGTGCTGGACATCGAGCGGCGCAAGAAGCACAAGTGCTGGTACTCGGCGCAGACGCTCATTGTCACCCAGACGTCCGTCATGGGCGCATGGGAGAAGCACATCAAGGAGTGGGCACCCTGGGCGAAGGTCTGCATCATCGATCGGAAGAACAGGTCGAAGTTCGTCCAAGCCTTGCAGGCCAAGGACAGTAAGGGCAACCCGAAGTACCACTACTTCGTCATCCACTGGCAGGGGCTTCGCTTCATCAGGAAAGAGCTCATGGCGGTGAAGTGGTTCAACGTCATCGGCGACGAGATCCAGAACATCAAGAACCGTGAGGCGCAGCAGACACAGGTCTTCAAGAAGCTGAACACGTACTACAAGTGTGGCATGTCTGGAACCTGGGTCGACAACAAGCCACAGGACGCCTGGTCGATTCTGAACTGGCTCTGGCCACAAGAGTGGCGAAGCTTCTGGAGCTTCGTCAATCACCACGTCATCGTTCGCAACCACACCGAGGGCTACTGCCTCGCCGAGGACTGCGGGAAGAGCCACAAGCGCTCCTTCAGGGAGACGCTTGGGCTACACGGGGAGGACATCATCCATCAGAAGATGGGCGGTGCCTACCTTCGTCGAACCAAGTTGGAGGTCTGGAAGGACCTACCAGAGAAGCTCTACGAAGACCGTCCCGTCGAACTGCTGCCCTTGCAGCGTAAGGCATACGACGCCATGGCCAAGGACATGTTGGCCTGGGTTGGCGCACACGAAGACCAACCCATCGCAGCGCCAGCCGTCATCAGTCAATTGATCCGGCTGCAACAGTTCGCTGTGGCCTACGGACAACTGGAGGTGAAGCACAAAGACGGAGAAGTCATCCGGCAGTTGGTACTGACCGAGCCGAGCGCCAAGCTCGACGCGGCCATGGATATCATTGAGGCTACCAATGGTCAAGTGGTTGTGTTCGGACAGAGCAAGCAAGCCATCAACCTATTGGGAGCGCGGCTGGCAAAGGTGGGAATACCTACAGGGCTTCTCACTGGGGATGTATCGCAGAAGGATCGTGATCTGGCGGTACAAGAGTTCCAAGCAGGTCGCCTTCGAGTATTCTGTAGTACTATCAAGGCTGGTGGGGTCGGTATCACCCTCACTGCTGCTTCGACGGCTGTATTCCTGGACTGGGATTGGTCGCCGACGGCGAACAAGCAGGCTGAGGATAGGCTTCATCGTCTGGGACAGAAGAACGCCTGTACCTACATCCGTTTGGTTGCCAGAGACACTGTGGACCTCGAACGGAACGAGAAGATCGAAATGAAGTGGGAGTGGGTCAAACGACTCCTCGACCGAGAGAAGGTGGCAGCATGAACGTTGGCCTGAACGCACGCAAGCGTCGACTCCGTAACAAGTCCAAGGGCAACCTGACGTACAACCAGCGACGGCGGCACCTCCGTCCGCCGGTGATGCGCGGCAGCAAGGGCTGTCTGCACAGCCTCGCCAAGCACGACGAGATCGCATACCCCAACGGCACGACCGGCACCATCACCTACGCGCTGCCCTGCATCGTCAAGCAGCACCGCAACCCCAAGAAGGCCGTCCACAAGGACACCACGGGGAGGACCTGGCGATGAGCCAGGATTGTCCCGATCACGGCCGGGAATGTACTGGACTAGGACACGAGAGGAGTACCAGCGTGAACGAGATCGGGAGCGTCACGAAGGCCATGCAGGCCGACAAGGACCCGAAGGTCAAGCTCGACATCGAGATCAAGCTCCAGATCGAGGTGGACAGGGAAGCCTACGCCGAGGACCCCGAGACGGGCGAGGACGTCGACGTCACAACGCTGACGCCGCAGCAGATGGCCGAGATGGAGTTCGGCTACCTGAAGGCGGGCGACGTCGGTATCACGGACTGGGTCGCCGATGCCTTGCAGGGCAACCCCTACGATGACCCGATTCACTTCGAGAAGTACGTCACCATCAAGCCGGCGGAAGAGCCGCAGAAGACCATCTGCGTCGACCCCGAATGTCTCGTCGACCACAACCAGACGGAGCGTCCCGCGTGATCAAGATCGGCATCTTCGAGAGCGACCACCACGTCTTCGGCGGACCGGACCTCAACGTCGACCACGACGTCGTACGAGAGCAGGCGCGGAAGCGCGTGCAGGGAAAGTACGGTAGCCCGGAGCCACAGACCACCACGTTCCACGTGCACAAGAAGGACCAGCCGTGCATCGGCTACCTGCACGAGCAGTACCACCTGAACGGTGAGACGCGCAAGATCCCCCAGGAGGCACTGACCGAGAACATGACCGGCGTGTCCACCGAGTAGCCGTATGGCTTCACTACTCCACACGCCCGGTGTACTCTCACTGGAATTGTGAGAGCAGGTGAGAGTACATTTAACGTGACTTCGCGGTATACGTTAAATGGTTTCTTAACAATTAACGTATTCAGATGTGCGTGTGGAGTTGTGTGGGCATACGAGAGGAGTGTAAAACAATGTCCGTAAACCTGAGGAACATGTACGAGATGTTCTCGCGAGCCCTCAAGTCCCGCGAGGACATCTACAAGGGCCAGGGTGAGGCAAGGCAGGCAGCCTTTGCCAAAGGTACTAGGGTGAAGGACGAGATCTATGCCTTCATGCAGAGCGTCCAGGCGAAGGAGCTGATCGCCGACAACCAGTGGAACATGCAGCAGTGCAACATGTACGCCAACCTAGCACATGCTGAGCTGCTCGAGCAGGTGCTGCAACAGCAACGAGTCACCAACGAGTTCCTGTCGGAACTCATTCGCGTTCTGGAGGTCAAGTGAGGCTCGTACTGATCGCCGTCGAGGACAACGACGAGGCCGACGCCTTTGTCGAGGCCGTCAGGCAGGGCAATGTACTCTTCGCCTTCGAGAAGGACAACGGCAACGGGACAGGAGAGTACGGCTACAAGAGCCTAGAGCGGGTGACTGTCGAGGCTATGTGGCAAGCACCGACGAAGATGTGTGAGTGTCACCCGCCCTACGTACTTCCCAACGCACTGGCCAAGCAGGGCACGGGACTGACCTGCGTCGCTAGAGGTCGCTCCAAGAAGTACGGGTGGCTTCTCTGTACGCTGTGCATGAAGCCTCATGGCTTCCAGACCATCCACCCGAAGAACTTGTTGGGGCCGGAAGAGGAAGATCTGAAGGACCGCAAGTTCGTCCTCGGCTTCCGAACCGACAAGGTCGTCAAGTGATCGGCGTCTACCACAGGCGACGCAGGACTAAGTACCGCGGCACGATCTACGTAGCGGGGTACAGTGCAAATCTGCTCTGCGTCGTCTGGTTCGACGGGCACAAGATCCAGGTGGACTTGATGCCCAACGTAGACCTCTTGGACTACAAGCGCGTGGCTTGATTTTCCACTTGGGGTCTATTATACTTAGAGGTAACAAAGAACAACATAGCCTCAAGGACGCGCAGATGCTCTCAACTGTGAACGACTACATCGAGGCAGGCTTGACCCACTCGATACATACCTCTGAGAGGAGGTCATTCCGTGGATGCCGTAGACGGTGGGACTGGATCTCGCGACAGTTCTACTACCCACGTGTCACTCCTCGCCCGCTTGAGTTCGGAGTTGCTTTCCACGCAGCTATGGAGGCAGCATATCGCAATCGTCTGGAACTCTTCGTCGATCCTGATCCCACCGCAACCCTCGCCATTGCACTCGCTACCTTCAAGCGAGTCACCCGAGAGCAGCGGGAGAAGTACATCCGCCTGAACGGTGGCATCGACGATGAGATGAAGGCCGACTACGACGATCGCGTCCGACTCGGCGAGGGTATGCTGAGGTACTACTTCGGCAAGCTCTACCCAGACGTCGATAGACTCGAGCACTTCGGTCGACTCAAGCCCGTTAAGGTCGAGATCAAGTTCGAAGTCCCCATCCTCAACCCTGATACCGGCGAGCAGGACCTCTGGTGCAAGTGTGACTGGTGCTGGCGTCGCTTTAAGAAGTCAGATGTGTACCGCAAGGAGTACGGGAGCTGGGAGCGTTACCTCGAGGCCATCGACGAGCTCTGCGGCGGACAGGGTGAGACTGCTGAGCAGGAGTACTTCAAGATCTGGAAGGGTCTGCCCGTCACCTACGGAGGTCGACTTGACATCCTCTTCGAGGACGAGTTCGGTAACTACTGGATCGGCGACTGGAAGACGGCGGCACGTCTCTCCGGAGTGGAAGTTAACGACGAGTACCTGGAACTCGACGACCAGATCACTTCCTACGTGTGGGCGCTACGGATGCTTGGTCTGCCCATCCTCGGCTTCATCTACATGGAGCTCAAGAAGGCCGTCCCCGACGAACCAGAACCCCTCAAGGTCGTTCGCCTCGGGCGTCGCTTCTCTGTCTCGAAGAACCTCGACACGACGTATGACCTCTACAAGTCGACAGTAGAGGAAAACGATCCCATCGCCTTCGAGTCGGGTAGGTACGATGACTTCCTGGACTACTTGAAGGAAGAGGGACCAATCTTCCACTACCGCCACGAGGTGCAGCGCAACGACTCTGAATGCGAAGAGGCCCAGAGGATGATCTACCTCGAGGCTCGAGACATGACCAACCCGAGCCTGCCGATCTACCCCAACGCTGGCCGGTTCCACTGCAAGGGCTTCAGCACCTTTTCTGGATGCGCCTTCTTCGAAGTATGCCTCGGTACTAATCGTGGCGAAGATGTCCAGTACGGGCTGAACACAATGTTCGACAAGCTCGACAGGCACTACTGGGAAGATCAGGAGCCCAGTACAGACAAGAGGATGGAACAGGTATGAGCGAGTGGCAGCGCGCAGCACACTGCGCGAACGGCTCCTGCGTTGAGGTGCAGCAGGCTCAGTGGCGCAAGGCATCGTTCTGTAGCGGTGGACAGTGCGTCGAGGTTGCCGAGGTGGGCAGCTCCGTCCTCATCCGTAACAGCAACAGGCCTGATCAGGTCTTGGCGTTCACCCACGAAGAGTGGGACGCCTTCGTCAAGGGGGTGAAGAATGGTGAGTTCCGCTTCTGAGATTCTCACCCCTACCAACTTCGCAGGGCTGAAGATCCAGCGACCACAGACGCAGGGCATCGACAGGATCAACATGCTCCTCTACGGGGAGGCTGGCGTTGGCAAGACTTGGCTTGCTGGTTCTGCTTCGGCTGTTCCAACTATGCGTAACGTACTGTACCTCGATGCTGAGGGCGGTTCTGTCACGCTTCGGGAGTGGCCGGAAGTAGAGATGCTCAGGTGTACCGCCTGGCAGGACTACACCAGTGTCTACCATGCCCTCAAGGCAGGCGGGCACGGATACCAGACGGTGGTTCTGGACTCGCTGTCGGAGATCAACGAACAGAACCGCGAACAGGTCATGGTCGAGATGAAGGCCGATCCGGAGAACGAGAGCCGCGACGCGGACGTGCCTTCCCTTCGCGAGTGGGGTAAGATGCAGGTTCGCCTGCTCCGCCTCATTCGCCTGTACCGTGACCTGCCGATGAATGTGATCTTCATCGCTCACGCCGAGCGCGTCAAGCTCAACAGCGGCAAGCAGAAGTGGATGCCGCTGCTGAACGGTAAGACGCAGATGAAGGTCCCACAGATTCCCGATCTCGTCTTCTTCATGTACAACCAGGAGGTCGACGGGGATCAGAAGCGTTTGCTTCTGACCGCACAGACGGACAACGCGACGGCCAAGGTGCGTGGCTGCCGCATGCCGGCTGTGATCGGGGTAGAGGAACCCGTAACCATGAAAACGATCCTCGACTACTACACCACTACACGAGAGAAGAAGTGACAATGGGCATTCAGGTCAACGTCTCCAAGAAGGAGTCGGAAGCCGGCAACCTCGTCATGCTCCCCCGGGGCTGGTACAAGGTGACCATCTCGGACGTCGCACTCAAGGAGTCGAAGTCCGAGAAGAACAACGGCAAGCCGATGTACGCCATGGAGTTCACCGTCAACGAGCCGGCCGAGTTCGAGGGCCGCAAGGTCTTCACGAACGCCTGCCTCTGGGACGGCGCCCTCTACACGATCATCGCCATCCTCAAGGGCCTCGGCTACGAGGTCGACGAGGGTGAACTCGAGATCCCCGAGGGCGACGACCTGATCGGCGGTGAGCTGATGGCCCGCATCACCATCACCCCGCCGCGCAAGGTCGGCGACAAGGAGTACGACGAGCGCAACGACATCAAGTCGTTCGCCACGCTGGCCGAGCAGCAGGTGAAGGTCGGCTCGCAGAGTCAGACCGCGTCCGCCAAGACGGGTACCTCGCTGCTGCCTTCCTGATCCGCCTTCGAACCGCCCCGAGCGCACCTCTCGGGGCGGTTCTTAACCTCTAGGGCAGTATATGGAACAACAGATCAAGACCTTCTTCCAGCTGGTCTTCGGCGCATCAGCTAGAGGCTACCTGTGCGTATCGCTACTCGGCCTTGGCTCAGGCAAGCGGTCGATGCAGGAGAGGTTCTTCCGCTACCCTGAGCAGGTTGATGCCGCGGCCAAGTTTGCAAACGACAGCAAGTTCTCCGCCGACGTGTACTACTGTCCTCAGCTGTTCGAAACTACTACCAGGACCAAGAGCGCTGTTGCGTCGTGTCCTACCCTCTGGGCAGACCTGGACACTTGCCCTCCTACCAAGATGCTGAAGCCTCCTTCGGTCATCGTCGAGAGCTCGCCCAGACGTTACCAAGCACTCTGGCGAATGAGTCACCCGCTGCCTGGGCACATCGCAGAAGACCTCTGCAAGCGCATCGCCTACTTCCATGCAGAGGACGGTTGCGACAGGAGTGGCTGGGATCTGACTCAGCTGCTTCGTGTTCCTAGTACCGTCAACTACAAGTATGCCGGCGAGCCCGAGGTCATGATCAAGGGTGGCGAGCTCAGGGCGATGTACAGCCCTCGAGACTTCGAAGACTACCCTGAAGTCAAGACCAGCCAGTTCATGCGGACGCCTATGCCCTCTGCGGCCGAGCTTCCGCAAGAGCCAGCAGAGGACATTCTCCAGAAGTACAAGCACGCGTTGCTTCCGAACGTATACGACCTGTTCGCCGTAACGCCAGACGACAACAGCTGGTCGGAAAAGCTTTGGAAGCTGGAGATGTGTCTCCTTGAGATGGGCATGTCACGCGAAGAGGTTTTTGTCGTGGCCTGGGAGAGTGCCTGCAACAAGTATCGCCGAGATGGAAAGGACAAGAGCTACCTCTGGGTCGAAGTCTGTAGAGCGTTCGTTGCGTACACCGATCGCGTCAACGCGACCATCTACCCCGGTGCGGATATCGCTGAGCTCCTGACGGAGGAGGAACTCAAGATAGCCAACAGGCAGACGGGATTCGTAGAGGAGTACATCGAATGGGCCTCATCACTGGGAGACGCTGCGACCCAGTACCATCAGGCTGGTGCATTTACAATCCTGAGTGCATTGCTGTCGGGACGTGTTACACTTCCGACGAGCTACGGCCCGGTAGTACCGAACCTGTGGTTCATGATCCTGGGCGACACGACCTTGACACGCAAGACGACGGCGATGGACATCGCAACGGACCTTCTGATGGATGTGGATCCGGACGCAATCCTGGCTACCGACGGCTCGGTGGAAGGCCTCATGCAAGGTCTCTCCACGAGGCCGAGGCGACCATCGATCTTCTTGAGGGATGAGTTCTCCGGCTTGCTGGAGATGATCACGAAGAAGGACTACTATGCTGGCATGGCTGAGGTGCTCACCAAGCTGTATGACGGAAAGATGCAGAAGCGAATCCTGCGCAAGGAAGAGATTGTGGTTAGGCACCCTATCCTCCTTATCCTTGCGGGAGGCATTCGCAATCGCGTACAGGGACTGCTCACACATGAGCACGTTTCCTCAGGCTTCATCCCCCGTTTCATCTTCGTCACGGCTGAGTCTGACACGTCCAGGCTACAGCCCCTTGGGCCCCCCACCGCAAGGGATCTAGGCAATCGTGACATCCTCCTCGAGAGGATGGAGGCCATGGTTGCACACTATGGTCAGAGCAGGCAGGCGTACGTCAAGGCATTAGGACAACGCGTACCTGCTCGCGAGACCTGGGATGCTTCACTGACTCGAGAAGCCTGGGTACGCTACAACGAACTGGAGAGTGCATTACTCCAGAGTGGACTCAACTCGGAGAAGCCCGAGTTGATGACACCGCTGTTCGACCGCCTAGCTAAGAACACGCTGAAGGCTGCCGTACTCATATCGGCAGCTAGACAGGTAGGAGAAGACAACGTTGTCGTAGAAGTAGAGGACATCCTGCATGCCATCCGCTACTGCATCCAGTGGAGGGCCTACGCAATCGAAGTAGTCGGCGGTATCGGCAAGAACATGTACGAGCGTGAGCTCGAAAGGATCCTCGCCGCCATCCTGAAGCGGCCAGGCATCACTAGGTCGCGCCTGATGCAATCGTACCATCTGACAGCACAGCAAGCGAACACGACGTTCGACACCCTCATCCAACGTGGCCAGATCACCATGAAGCGGACTGAGTCTGGTGCACAGATGTACTACCCACTCATCGGAGGAGTAAAGTGACCCAGCCCATCAACACTGAGCAGTCCTACCTGGACTTCAGGCGAGAGAACCCCGACTTCACCAAGGAGCCGGACATTGCCGTGATCTTCAGCGGGGGCATGGACTCGACGACGTTGGTCTACGGCCTGCTCAGCAGGGGCTACACGCCCCACCTAGTCTCGTTCAACTACGGACAGCGACACAAGAAGGAACTCGTGTTCGCCGAACGTACCGCACAGCTCCTCGGACTGCGTTGGGACTGCATCGACCTCTCCGACCTGACCCACCTGATCAGCAACTCGGCCCTCACCTCCTCGAAGAACGTCGACCCCAACGGTCCCGTCAGGCACGAGGACGAGATCGAGGTACCGGAGGGCCACTACGCCGAGGACAACATGAAGCTCACGGTCGTTCCGAATCGGAACATGATCATGCTGTCCATCGCAGCCGGCATCGCCGTCAACAACGGCTACCAGGGTGTCGCAACGGCAGTACACGCCGGCGACCACTTCGTGTACCCGGACTGTCGCCCGCAGTTCATCATGGCAACCAGCGTCGCGATCGTCCTCGGCAACGAGGGCTTCGGCAGCATTCCGAAGCTGGAGCCGGGTACGGAGGTTCCGCAGTTCATCATGGCTCCGTACCTGGAGATGTCCAAGGCGGACATCGCCTACGAGGCACTCAAGCTGAAGGTGCCCTTCGAGAACACCTGGAGCTGCTACAAGGGCGACAGCATGCACTGCGGCAAGTGCGGCACGTGCGTCGAGCGCCTGGAGGCCATCGACGAGGCCATCAAGCTGTGGGACAACAGCCACGAGTACCAGGTGAACGAACCCCGAGACAACACCAAGTACGAGGACGCCGAGTTCTGGAAGACGGCCGTCAAGAAGTAATAGGACCCACAGGCCGTGTGGAGTTTGAATCAGCTTCATGCGGCCTGTGTTAAACTAGACATCCGTAGTGGACAAAACTCCACACGCACGAGGGAGCGCGCTGTGAGAATGATGGTTCGGCACAATGCGGAGATTGCACATCGCTTGTCGCAGTCACCCGGCAAGTGCCAACAGATCCACGGGCACGGTCTTCAGATCGAACTGGTGCTGCTCGAACTTGCGCAGGACCTCGAAACCGGTATGGCGAAGGACCGCGAGGGAAACATCCTCGACTTCTCCGCCATCAAGAAGTCGTTCCGTGCCCACATCGACGAGGACTACGACCACCACTTGCTCCTCAACGAGCGTGATGACTGGGCACAGAACCTCTACTTCCATGGTGAGGAGTGGGAGAATGGGGTCGAGCAGAAGTTGCCTGGCCTGAAGACCTTCCCGGGCGATCCGACCGTCGAGAACCTCTGCAAGTGGATCGCACTGTGGGCGGCCGAATCGTTCCACGTAGACGTCATCTGTCGAATCGCTGAGACGCGAACCAACGGTGCAGAGGTCATGGCGATCTACGGCAACAGGGAAGCGATCGTTCGATGACCTACACAGACGTCATCTCGGAGGCCGTATCCGGTCCCAAGCTGAGGGTGGTGGAGACCTATGTCTCGTATCAGGGAGAAGGACCGAACACCTCTCGGCCCACTGTCTTCGTCCGCTTCGCGGGCTGCAACTTCAAGTGCCCTGGGTGGCCATGTGACACACAGCACGCCATCGATCCGAAGCTCTTCACCAAGACGCAGCGCGTCGTCGACCCTCTGGTTCTGGCCCAGGAAGTGGTGGAACTCGGTGTCGACAACGTCTGCCTCACCGGTGGCGAGGTCTTCCTCCAGAACACGGAGGCACTCAAGGCGTTCGTGAGTGAGGTCAACAGCTTCGCCAACGTCGAGTGCTTTACCAACGGAGCGCTATGGTGGGATCACAACATCGTGCATCTCATCGGAAACTTCATCCTGGACTGGAAACTTCCTGGCTCTGGTGAGGTGTACAAGGACGAAGCCGCCTTCTTCTCGAACCTCGAGAAGCTCAACCAGGAGGATGCAGTCAAGTTTACGATCAAGGATCGTAAGGACTACGTCGAAGCCAAGCGCCGCTACGAGGAGTACGTCGACGTCACTCGTAGCGGGCCTCGGGTGTACGCAGGAGTCGTCTGGGGGCAGGAGCTGACCACCGAGCAGCTGTGTGCCTGGATGATCGAGGATCGCCTCCCCTGGAACCTCAACGTACAGGTGCACAAGTACGTTTGGCACCCGGACAAGCAGGGGGTCTAACGTGCAGCAGTTCAAGAACCTAGGTGAAGTCTTTCCCTCACCCTTTCGAAAGGTGGACATTCCGTTGGATGAGATGGAGCGGGACATAAGGGACGTGCAGCGTCCGATGCTCTCCCAAGACGAGAAGCACGAGGTTCCTGGTTGCGCCGAAGACCTTCTCGCGGTCTACGCCGGGCTCGATCTGAACTCGGAGCACGGCAAGGATACGCCTCGACGGTTCCTGGCGATGCTGAACGAACTCACGTCGCACAAGAACTGCAACGGTGACTGCATGAAGTGGAAGACGTTCCCCGAGAGCGTCGACCAGATGATCGTGGTCAAGAAGATCCCATTCTACTCGGTCTGCAACCACCACGTCATTCCGTTCTCCGGCTTCGCGTGGGTCGGCTACGTGCCCGATGGCAAGGTCGCCGGCCTGTCCAAGTTCGCACGCGTGCTCAACCACTTCGCACGCAAGCTGCAAGTGCAGGAGGTACTCACACAGGAAGTGGTGAACTTCCTGGAAGGACACCTTAAGCCGAAGGGCCTTATGGTGGTCACTGAGGCCGAGCACTTCTGCATGACGCTTCGTGGTGCTCAGGTTCCTGGTACCACTACTCGCATCGTCGAGACCCTCGGAGTGTTCGCCGATCACTCCCGTACCGCCAAGATGGAATTCCTGGAGGCGATCAAGTAATGGCACAGGGTAAGATGAACCTCAATCTATCCGACATGATCTACGCCTGCGCTACGGATAGCGTGAAGTGGTTCCCTCAGGCGCAGTCGCCCGCCTTCATGGCTCTGGCCATGGCCGGTGAGGTCGGTGAGGTGTGTAACCTCATCAAGAAGGTCGAGCGCGGCAGCAAGACGCTCGACGAGGTCAAGATGCTCGTCAGCGAGGAGATGGTAGACGTTCTCATCTACCTCATCAACATGATGGGCCTTCCGGAGTTCCGTGATGTGAACTGGGAGAGCATCTGGAACGAGAAGCGTGACTTCAACCAGGCACGCTTCGGCGAACAGGACAAGCACGACTTCCACGTGCACAACCCCTACGGTGACTCGGAGCGTCCCTACTGATGAGTGCTTCCGAAGAGATGGCGAAGAAGCTCAACGAGTACGCCAACGAGTTCGAAGCGCTACGTCGACAGCGTCACGAGCAGGGTGAGAAGAAGTACGGTCCCGGCACGTGGCTCAAGGTCGACACGATCCAGCACGCCATGGACGAAGTACTCGACCTTGGCAACTACGCCATGTTCACGTACATCAAGCTCGCCATGCTCCGCGACGACATCGTCAAGGTGATCGAAACGGCCGGCGAGATCGGACTGGCTAAGGAGGGCTACGACGGTCCTCTCGCGCAGCCCCACTTCATCGACGGGAAGAGGGAGATATGAGAGCCGCACTGATCCCTCCTAGGGGATACTACAACTACGCGACACGGTCGGACATCCACCTCGTACTGGCGCAGGTGTGCGATCCTACGTACGTCGGCGTCTACCAGTACGACGTCAGTGCGGACGACCACATCATCGTCGACAACGGTGCGGCGGAAGGGCAGATGGTCCAGCCGGACATCCTCTTCGAGAAGGCGTACCTCTACGGTGCGGACGAGATCGTACTACCGGATGTGCTCGGTAGTGCCGACGCTACCATCGACGCGGTCGACTCCTTCATGAAGGAGTACAGCAAGCTCATCGAGACTGCTGGTCACTCCTTCATGGGAGTGGTTCAGGCCCAAGGTGACATGGGTAGCGTCATCAAGTGCATCAGACACTTCGCCGATATTCCCAGGATCAAGACGCTAGGCGTTCCGCGACACCTGAACACAGAATCCGACGTCTGGATGAGAGATCGCATCCTCACCTGGATTCGGAACAACGGATTCGACAAGCGGTTCAGGGTGCACCTGCTCGGTACTAGTCCCATCTTCCCGAGCGAGATCCTGCACATCGCACGGCGGCATCCCTGGGTGCGTTCAGTCGACAGTTCCATGCCGTTCAACTACACGGCAGCAGGGGTGGCGTTGGACGCAACTACTCGAGTGCACCGACCCGAAGGGTACTTCGAGCGCAACTGGAACCTGTGGTCAGAGCTGCTCGACAAGAACATCAAGACGTACATGGAGTGGGCTCGTGGAATCGAAGGCACCCGGAGCTGACTGCTCCAACTGCCCTCTCCAGGACGAGAAGATGGCTCCTTCCACCATTCCGGTGGGAGGGGCCACCCTCGCAGTCATCGGTGAGGCACCAGGCTTCCAGGAAGTGGTATACGGTCGGCCCTTTGTGGGACCTTCCGGTAAGCTCCTCAAGACCGTTCTGGACTACCACGGGATCGACAAGAAGGAGGTGCTATACACCAATGTCGTACTTTGTCGTCCTCCGGACAACGCTACGCCTCCTGCAGCTGCGCAAGCTGCATGTAGTGGACGTCTACGTGGAGAACTCCATAGGGCAGGGGTGCGAGATATCCTTGCACTTGGTGGGACCGCAGCAGGAGCAACTGTGGACGATCCACGCTCCATCACGCAACTTCGCGTCGGTCCTCCCAAGGCACCTGGACAGCGCGTTCGCGGTGGAACTGTTGAACGAGTTGTACCGACCTGGCACCCAGCTTACTGCCTCCGTAACCCTGACGCATTTCCCACAATGGCAGCGGACATCGAGAAGGTTACGCATCGCCAGGTGGCTCCGTGGCAAGAGCCGAAGTGGCAGGCATTCGACGAACCGCTCGTAGCGGTTCAGTTCCTCGACTGGCTCTGGAAGTGGCAAGACATCACGGGGCACTACGAGCTGGTCACCGACATCGAGGTCGGCATCGAGAAGGACACGTCCTTCGATCACCCGAACATGTACGAGATGCTCTGCATCGGACTGTGCTGGGAGAAGGGAGCAGCAGGTGTCATTGGCTCTGGCGCGCTTGAATCGGCCCAGGTGCGTGGCCGTCTGGAACGACTTCTTCGCCGCAGCAGGCTTATTGCGCACAACGGCAAGTTCGATCTCGCTGGTCTCTGGCCACTCTTCCCGCGACTGGAACTGTGGTTCGATACCATGCTTGCTCACTATGCGTTGGACGAGAGGTCTGGAGGCCATGGTCTCAAGGTCCTTTCCGTGGAACGGCTTGGCGCTCCGCAATATGATGACGAGATCAAGCAGTACGTCTCCGGCGGAAGAAGCTACGCCAACATTCCCAGAGAGCTCCTCTTCAAGTATAACGCCTACGACGTCGCCTGCACCTGGGACCTCTACGAAGTCTTCACAGCAGAGATGGCGGAGGATCCAATTGGCTGCGGGAAGAAAGAGTGGCCGTACCCAAATCTTCCCGTCAAGACTCTTCGAGACTGGCACGACTTCCTAGTCAGTGCCAGCAACCAGCTGATGTTCCTGGAGCTCAACGGCATTGCTGTCGATGTCGAGTACAACACCCAGCTGTCTCTCGCTTACGTCCGCAAGCTGAACGAGATGGAAGACAGCCTCAGCGACATCGTCAACTTCGCAACCGACGGACAGATTCCTCGAATCAACCCGAGGTCGCCCAAGCAGGTCAAGGAGTTCCTCTACAGCCAGGGGATCAAGGTCGAGAAGACCGACAAGGAGGTATTGAATGCACTCGACGAGCGACTCAACCCGACGTTGCCTGCGGGAATGTTTGTCAACGGGCTACTGGTTCATCGCTTCGAGGCGAAGCGTTACGGAACGTTCGTCAAGGGTATTCGTCAAAGGCTCTACGGTGGACGTGTCTTTACCAACTATCTCCTGCACGGTACCACGTCGGGACGACTGGCTTCACGTAACCCCAACCTTCAGAATATTGTTCGGGACAAGGCTATTCGGCGGCAATTCGCCGTTAGTCGCTCTGAGAACATATTCATCCAGGCGGATTACAAACAGGCTGAAGGCCGCGTCATTGCGTGGCTGTCCCGGGATGAATTCCTTCGGAACATCTTCGAGTCGGGGGAAGACCTCTTCAACAGCCTAGGCGCTGGGCTGTACAAGGAAAGATTCAGTACGGAGAACAAGGAGCAACGTGTCCGAGTCAAGGCGTACTTCTACGGCCTCAGCTACGGCCGGGAAGCCTACTCGATCGCCAAGGAGTACAAACTTCCTGTCTCGACGGTTCAGCGCGACCTGGAAGCCTTCTTCGCTACGATTCCGCAGGTCGCTGAATGGCAGCTTGAGATCAAGCGTCGCGTCCTCGAAGGGCACGATCTCATCAGTCCGTTCGGACGTCGTCGTCGGTTCGCACTCATCACCGAACAGACCAAGCAAGACGTCCTCAAGGAAGCACTCAGCTACCTGCCACAATCGATCGCTTCCGACATCTGCCTCACAGCTCTCATTCGGCTTCGACCCAAGCTTCGTGGTCTGGGCTTCATTCGCCTTACGATCCATGACGCGCTCGTCGTCGAGTGCCACGAGTCACGACTGGAGCAGGTGTCTGAGATGCTACGAGCTGAGATGGTCCAAGCAGCTCGTGAGATAACTGAATACGTTCCATTCGCTGTTGACATCAGTCACGGAAAGAACTGGGGAGAACTGTAATGCGTAGGTCCAAGAACCTCATCAACAAGTACCGCGTCGTGATCTCGGAGCTCCAGAGCGGTACGGTCTACTACGACCCGGAGGAGCGGAAGGTTGCGGCCTCGGAGGGAAGGTCCCTCCCGGACATCTTCGAAGAGTGGGTCGAGACCGAGGACCTCTCGAGCCACAGCCCGAAGGTCATCGCCGGCTTCCTTCGTGCCAAGGCCGACGAGCTCGACCCGCAGGAGAAGAAGTCAACCCTGAGAGGGTTCGATGCCTAGAGGGAAGCCAAGTCCGATCGGGACTGAGACGATCAACGCCAACGGCTACACGCAGGTCAAGACGGAGAACGGCTGGGTTGGCAAGCACGTCCTGATCCTGGAGAAGAAGCTCGGCAGGAAGCTCCTCCCAGGCGAGCGTGCCGTCTTTGAAGACGGCAGCCACCGCAACCTGCATCCGGACAACATCGTCCTAGCCGAGAGCCACAAGAAGAAGTCCATTCAGGCCAGGATCGCCAAGTACCGCAAGGAGATCGAGGACCGGCAAGAGTGGATCATCGAGCTCGAGAAAGAGCTCTAGCAGGGTAAGATAGACGAGTAGTTAGACCAGATAGACGAGAGTTTAGACCAAAGGACGTGGCAGGTTAAATACCTCTATAAGCCCACAAGATCCTTTGTGTCTATCTCTCGTCTATCTGTTAGCTGTAACCGACAAACACCACACGGCCGATGGGATGGAGATCATGAAGGTCATCGTAGGAGACAGGCGAACGGGACGAACCACCAAGCTGATCGAGTGGCTGCTCGACGGGATGGAGACCAGTGGCTACCCCTACTGGTCACGAGTCATCGTGGAGCCGAACGCCAATGCAGTGATGAGCACCTTCCGCATGGTTCAGATGCATGTGGAGAAGACCAACTGGGGCCCCTGCGGAAAGATGCTCCCACACCAGCCCGCGGACCACAACCGCGCGCTCGTCGATGTCTACAAGTGCGTGTGGAGTTTGGGCGATCTCCAGAACAACTTCCGCAGCGGACTGAAATTCGAGTACGCACTGGACAACCTGGATGGGATGCTGGCGCAGACGGGTCAGCTAGCCTGCATGCCGCATCGGCCGAGCATCATCGTCGTGGAGGGAGAGCTTTATGCTCCTGGCAATTGATCCCGGACCTCACACAGGCGTCTTCGCAGATTCCCGTCGGAACGGCTACCCCGGACACTGGGCCGTCACCCTCGACCTCGGCGCAGAGGCAACCAAGGCAGGTGGCTGGAGCTGTCCGCACGAGTACCTGTACGACTGGCTAGACGCGCACCAGGATACCGTCACCACAGTCATCCTGGAGAAGTTCGAGTACCAGAAGGAGAAGGCACAGACCCGCGAGCACCTGAACTTCGACGCGGCAGAGTACGTCGGTGTCGTCAAGCTCTGGTGTGCACAACGGAATCTCGACCTCATCCTCCAGAGCCCCTCTACCGTCGTCAGCAAGGAGGGGAAGACCTTCTGGAACGACGACAAGCTCAAGCGTGTGGGGTTGTGGAAAGGCATGGATCGCCATGCCCGAGACGCTGCACGGCACTACCTCTACTACGTCACCTTCACGCTGAAGGACAACACCTGGCTGGAGAAGCTGCGCTGATGTTTGACAAGGACGAAACACTCATCATCCAGCACGTGGCCGACGGTCTGACCGACACAGAGATCGCCAAGGCGATGGACACCACGCCGGCAGCCATAGGCTCGATTCTGGTCAAGCTGTACAAGCGTACGGCCAGTCGCAACCGCGCACACCTGGTACACACAGCACATCAGATGGGCGTCATCAACTAGAAGCCAGGCCCCGAACCGGAAGGACCTACCGAGGCAGTAGGCGGTTCGGGGCCTGGTGTCTATTCAGTTAGCAGGAGCCCACGGTTCCGGTTGAAGTGCCGCCGAGACCGTTGTACCCCGGACCACCGTTGCGAGTCTCCGTCGAGCTGTTCCTGTTGATGCGGAACGCTGTCGGCGACAGAGTGGAAGGACTCGCATGCACGTCCGCTACAGCCCAGGAAGCCGTAGCCCCGGTGAGGGTGTAGTTCTTCACCCACTGCGCGGCCGACGGTGTCGTGGACACGCCGAACACTCCTGAGCCCATATCGGTACACGGGTTGGAGTCGGTGCCGGCGATCTCGTTGAACGCCTGCGTCAGGTGGATCTCCGTGAAGGTCTCCCCCTGACTGGTCCACAGCGTGTCCTTGTAGCACGCGATGTCACGGGTGGCCCCCACGTTCTGCTGCGTCATGACCCAAGCACCGACACCCGGAGTCGTCGTACACCACGACGGCGGCGTCGTCATGTGTCGCGCACCGTACTCGTAGAACACAGTCGGCGATGCACCACCGGCGGTAACCGCAAGGGGTGTGGTGTTGTCGACGGGCTCGTTGGGGTTGTCCACGTAGTTCGAGCCCGCGTCCGAGCCGTAGCCCTGACCGACGCCGTTCACCCATGCGTACAGGAAGAGGCACGGGTTCGTGGTACTCGAGCAGCCGGCCTGGCCGGTGGTGGTACCCGTCTTGCGCCAGCCGATCTCGACGATGTTGCCGTCGGTACCGTTGGACGAGACTCCCTGAGCCGACACCTCCCAGAGCGTGTGGTAGCTGTTCGACGACCGGTACGTGTTGTGCTGGCTCGTGGCCAGCTTCACGGCCGACGCACCGGTACCGGGGGAACCGGTTCCGATGAACTGGATGCTCTCCAGGTACTGCCGGCACACGCCTCCGCAGGGCGACTTGCTTGCCTTGTGGTTGCCGAGGTCGCCGATGACCTTGTGGGTCTTCTGGTCGACGATGGGCGAGCCCTTAGCGGGGTCAGCCTTGCTCGCCGGAGCTGCCTGGCTGGGCGGGGCGGCGATACCGATCCCCAGGACGATGACGAGCGCCGCGAGCGCCCTGCTGATACGGTTGATCACTTCAGTTCCTCTCCGGGCCTCTTGATGAGGCCAGATACGTCCGCCTTGATGTCGACGAGGTTGATGTCGGGGTTCTTGTTGATCTGGCTGACCAGGTCAGCGGTGTCGAGCTTGTTCGCCGGCGACAACCCGACGACGACTGCCGGGAAGAACGTCGCCAGTGTCGACAGGACTTCGAAGAGGCTCAGGTGTCCGTCCTGCGCTCCCGCCGTCAGGATCGGAACCGCCACTACCAGCCCAGCGAGTAGCGCTGCGATCAATTTGCTGTACTTCATCGATGACTCCCTCCAGAGTCGGAAGCAAGTCCCCCAGGGGATCAAGCTCCTCGGTCGGTATGTGCTGCTGGATGATCTTGCGAACGGCCTCCTCGCGTCCGACACTCTCCTCATCCATGATAGCCTGTACGGTAGCCCCCGCGAATGTGAACAGCAGCTTGCTGTCATCTGCCATGATGATCTCCACGGCAACGCGGTCGTCAGCCCGTGCGGGGTTTTGGATCTTCACGTTACCTCCGCAGGATCAAGTAGTTGACATCGTGGGCTGCCGTACCAGACCATGTTACGGTGAAGCCCGTAGTGCTGGTGGCTGTGATGCTGTGCGTGAAGGTTGCCGGGTTGCCAGTCACAGAGTACAGGACTAGCGGCGTCGTCGGATAGGGATAGTCGTAGGTGTGTGCGTACCCACTGAACCCCGACTCCACCTTCGCAGTGCCCATGAACACTGCATTCCAGTCAGCGAACTGGTTGTCAGAGATCCACTTGCCCCTGAAGAGGAAGTGGTTGTCATAGGCAGCATAAGCCGAGAGGCCAATGAACGTTTCCTCGCCAGACGCTGGCTGGTGCGACAGGTACGCGTACTCGCGAGTCAGCAGGAGCTTGCCTCCGTCACCTGCTCCGTCTGAGTCCCGCACCACGTACAGCTGATACTGAAGCTTGCCGTCTTGCTCGAACGCTACGGCACGCGCTCTCGCTTCGTCTGTTGCATTGGCTGCACGCTGATACACACTAGGGTTGACGCCTCGAGTCAACCTGATGCGCTCACTGCCACTGGCGTCCTTGATGATCAGGTCGCCGTCGTTGATGATGAGCGAGCCGCTGTCAACGGAGGACGAGCCGATACGCTTAGACGTCTCGAGGACCGCAATGCGCTTCTCGAGACGCTTGATCTGTTCGATCAGGTCGGGTACGTTTCTGTACTGCTGGATGTTGCTTGTCATTCGGCATCCTCTCCTTCAAAGGTCAGCCGAACCTCTTCTGTCGCGTCGCTCGACGGAGGTGTGTACTCCCACTTCAGAATGCGTGTGGCGTGTTGTAGTCCTTCAGGATGCAGCGCGTCCTCAAAGTTCAGGATAGCGTAGTCACCCAAGGTCCAGTCGGTAAACTGCGGATCGCGATCGGCCTTGGTCTCCACTGTGTAGACAGGCATAGGTGCCTTACGAATCTGCGCCTGAACCTGTGCCAGCTGCTCCAAGCGATCGATGTCGTCTACCTGCTTGAGGGAGATGTTCTGATCGATACGGATGAAGCCGGCATCGAGCAGATCCTGATGCACAATCTCCACCACTGCCATGGCATCACCCTCACCAGCACCAGCAACGTGGATGTTAGTGCCAGCACCGCCAAGCGTATCATTCTGCCAGTAGTTCAAGATGTTGCCAGGGTAATCGAAGGCCACGCTAGAGTCAGACAGCGGCTGCCCGATCATCGGAAGGCCTACTTGCACGGACCAGCTGTATGCATCGTCAGCCTTAGATACGTTGACGCGCCACTCGAAGCCATCCTGAACCGTACTCAGGTTGTCGACGGCTTCTATGTAGGACTGAAGCTCCGAGCCAGGTATGCTGAAGTCGACAGGCGTTACAGTATCGAATACACCAGGCAGTACCCACTGAGGAGTGTTAGCCGTGAGCATCATGTCGGATAGCAACGTCCTGAAGATGTTACGAGGATCGACTCCTACGAACGTCTGGTCAGTATCGATGTTCCGCAGAGTCAGATACTGATCCATCGTCTTGGAAAAGAGCTGCACGCTCTTAGCCTGGCTCTGGTAGGTGCGCGACCAGTTGAGCCCACCCCAGATGGGTACACCATTACGCTCTACTATGATCCACGTCTTGCCAGGCAGCGTAGCAGTGATCAGATCAGCATTGTTCTTACCGGTTAGATCAAGGGCGAATGAGCCCCGAAACTCGCCACCGTCTAGGCTGTCAGAGATCGAGACGCCGAAGCAGGGGATCTCCTCGATGACCTCATTGGTGAGAACATCGCCAAAGATGTAGCGGATCTCGGAGCTCATTGCGATCCCTTACTTACTCGTCGAGCCCGGCGGGGGCGGTTCGATCGGCAGCAGCGGAGGAGCCGTTCCGGCATGCTTCGACGTTTCAGCGAGGAAGGCCGCGCGCCACATGATCCGGTAGGTATCGCCGGCGCTCCGCATCTTCTTCTTGGTGAGCACCGCCGGATCCGTCGAACTCTCGGGTGCGTTCTGGTACGTCGAGTCGTTGCGCAGGTAGTGCAGCCCACGCCACATCCACTCGGTCATGCCGTCCGCGTAGAGCTGGATCAGTGCCGCCCGAGTCTCCTCGTCGTCCTGCACCGCGTTCCGGATGCCCTTGGTGGTAGGACTGATCAGGCTCTCGTGGTATGCCTTGTACTCCGCTTCGCTATCCCAGACTCCCATGAGCGGACAACCTCCCTTGACGCCCCAGGGGCGCGTATCGTTCTCGGCCTGTGTTAGGTACCTTGCGCTGAAGTGTGCGTGGTTGGTGTGGGGATCGGAACCGTCGTAGTCGCGCCACTCGAAGTCCCACGAGACAGAAGCGATCTTCCCATTCCAGATCACGTTCTGGAGACGACAGACGTCGTTCGGGTCGAGCCAACGCGACCGCTCTTGTGCGACGATTGCCTTGATCTTCGAGTCGAACGACCACGGCCACGGACCGGTCGAGTCGATGTCGAGACCGTGCACTTCGTTCTTGCTGTCCGCGTCCTTACTACGTAGGACGTCGCTGTCCTCATCGGGCGTGTGGTCGGAACTACTCGTGTGTGCACTGTCGCCGATCGTTCCGTCGGCACCCTTGTCGCGGTTCGGACTGACGTAGTTGAACTCGTCTCGCAGCGTCAGTAGACACGGAACGACTACCCAGCTAGACATGTCTCACCTCCCTTAGATGTACAGATCCACGATGACAATGCCGGCAGCGCCCGCTCCTCCCGTTGCAGCCGCTCCCGAAGCAGTAGTAGCTGCACCACTACCACCACCGCCGTAGAGGCCACCAGCGTTGCCACTAGCATTGCTGCTTGTGGCGTTCAGCGCAGGTGCTACTCCGCCTCCGCCCATACGTGCATGACCACCAGTGCCTCCGGCAGCGTAGCTAGCGTCACCGTAGCACCACTGACCAGCACCGCCAGCAACGCGTACGTCCCCAGCCGAGGCAGCACCTCCAGCACCACCAGCGGTTGCGAAGCTGTTGATGTTCGCAGGACGGTTGACCCCTAGCGCACCGCCCGCACATACAACGTGCGCACCGAACGAACTGGACCCGCCGGCAGTACCGTTAGCGGCACCAACGCCACCAGCACCACCAGTACCAACTGTGACTGTCACTGAGCTCGCAAGAGCCGAAGCATCGAGCCACGATTCAGCATAGGCGCCACCTCCCCCGCCGCTACCACAGGAGTCAGCACCAACGCCGGCAGCACCTGAGCCACCGCCGCCACCTCCCGCACCCTGCACCTGAACGAACACCTTCTTGAGGCCGGCGTAGCTTGCCTTGGTGAAGGTTCCTGAAGCAGTGAAGATGACTCGCTGCCAGAACTGTACACCGCGAGGGTTCGTCCACGTAGTGCCGTCGTAGGTGGCAAGACCGTTGAGTGCCATGTCGTACACGACCATACCCTCAACGGCAGGGTTCGGGTAGTCGGCAGTGCTACGACATACCGTGACGCCATATGCAGAGTACGGACGGACGTCGGTGATGTTGGCGTTGGTGATCGTCGTAGCGGCAGCAGCTACAGCAACCTGTGCCAGTACGATCGAATTGGCTGGTGCAGTCGGTACCGTAGGAGAACCTGCCGGCGTGCCTGCAATGGCTTGCAGCTGCCAGTCGTTGTTCGCACCACTGTAGGCCGAGTCACGAATGTTGGCCACGATGATGTCAATGCGCGGCAGCGATGCATGCGCAGCGGTGATCGTAACATTCGTAGTTGACGTAGCACAGACGACGTAGCCGGACTGCTGGCCCTCACTACCACCGATGAACGCTACGCCGTTGGCGACGTTCACCGACATGTTGGGGGAGCCGTTCTGAGTGACGGCCATCATGCCACCCAGGTGGGGGTGCACACCACTGCGCGGCACCATGGACGCGGCGGATCGGGGGCCCGCCTGTCCCATGCCCATAGCCTGCCGCGTCAGCTCGGCACTGTGAGTAGCGCCAGCGTTCTGCATGAACGCTGGAGGGTTCAGAATTGCCATGGTTACCTCCAGGCGTTTCGGTAGGAGACAGACATTGGCGGGTTGCCCGTGGTGTCTGCGCGGTACTGTAAGAAGTTGTCGCCCTTATCGAGGAAGAACCAATCAGGACGCACCAACGCACCTCTGCGTGATACAGTGTCGTTCAACTTTACCGTTCGGTAGTAGGCATCGACTACAAGCGTATCCGAAGCACCAAGGGTAATGCTGAACACCATCTCCTTAGACTGTCCCTGGTGGAAGATGCGAGGATTGGTTACAGGTCCAGGAATGGTGAATGTAGGCGGTGTTGGCCTATTGCCACCATTGTAAGCATTGGTCGTAGTAGGGTCAACAGGAGCACCATAGCCGAATGGGAATCCGAGAGGGAATCCGAAACCCGTCATAGCACTGACGCCCTGCGCGATAGGCAGCGTCTGCAACGTGCTATCGAAGAGCATAGGATTCTCGGCCTGACACATAAACTGCACGTCTACGCTTCCAACGCGACGGAGCTCATCGATGTCAAACTTGACGCCCAGGGGCTTAACAAACGCCACACGCTCTGCGATGCCTGGATGCTGGAAGTAGAAGGGCTTCAGAGTACGACTTGGTGCCCACTCCTCTCGCAACGTATCCAGGAAGGTCTCCGTATTGATGTGGTTCGTGATAATGCGTCCCTCAAAAGTGAAGGTACGCATCTTCTCGAACTCGGCATCCAGGAAGCCACCGTCGACGCCTTCGTGGTCACGCTCGGTCGACCGGAAGTCAGGTGAGTCAAGGCCCTTGACCTTGGTGATGTCGACGAAGGGCACCGTCTGATCCGTAGGGTTCAGAATAGTGCCAGTGTCGCCTAGCTTGTACTCGAACTCGTCCATCACATCCTCGCCTGCAATTCCCAGCCCAGCTCAGCGGAGTGCTTGCGCGGGTCAATCTCCTGTGTGGAGATGTTGATGTCCTGGTAGTAGTTCTTGATGACCTGTGTACCCAAAACGTTACCACCACCAGCTGGAGGCATTATGGGTGCGGCGGGATTGAACATCGTAGCGTGCGCTAGGCGTGCCTGCGCCGCGTTCATGCTCTCTACGTATCCGTTGATGTAACCCTGAGCCGTATTGACACCAAGGTTCTGGAACACAGTCGAAGGCGAGCGAATGCCCAGCTGCTTCTTGATTGCAGCCACGAGAGCATTAGCAATGCGAACCATCTGCGCAGTGATCTTGTCGATCTGACTGTCAAGACCCTTGATCAGACCCTGTGCAGCCTGAATGCCTGCCTTGTAAAGGCTGTCGCCAATGTTATTGGCAGTCATGTCAGACGCATTGCGAATCTGCTGCTGAAGGCTGTTGATCTCGCTCAGCTGAGCATCGGTCGCGTTAGCCAACTGCGACGCAATGCCACCAGCAGCGTCTACTCCCTTAGTCGCCAGGTCGGCAATCGTCAGCTGGTCGAAACCTCTCTGGCGAAGTTTGAGCAGGTTGTTCTGGAAGTCAACTAGCGCCTTGAAGCGATCCTTGAGCCCCTGAATCATGGACTGGGGATTCGCTTGCTGTGCCTCGTCCAGACTGGTGAGGTCGGTTAGCGAACTAAGCGAGTCCCTGATCTTGTCGACTAGCTCAGTACGTGCCTTCACCAGATTGTTGTACGTAGTAGTTGCGGCGTTCAGCTTCGTCTGGAGCTTCGCACGCTTCGCTTCTAGCGACAGAAGAGTACTCTCGCTGAACGCTAGCTGCTTGTTCCACTTAGTCAACATCTGACGCTTGGCAGTACGGCTGATGTCAGCATCGTTGATCGAACGGCGAATGTCTCGAGCCAACGCGAACATGGTACTCTGGATCTTCTTGCGGTTCCCCTGCACGCCTAGGACAAAGCCTCGAACGACGTTAGCACCAATGTCTCTGAACACACGAGAAGGCGACTTGATGATCAACGCATTCTTGGCAGCAGTGATAGCAGACTTAGCCATATCTGCCGCCGCACTAGCAGCGGAGCCGATAGCACCTCTAATGCCATTTACAAGGCCCATGACCATGTCACGTCCGGCGCTGATAAGCCAACTACCGGCACCACTGAAGAAGCCCTTAATGGCATTGATGCCATTCTGCACAGCATTCTTGGCGAGGCTCATCGTGGCCTGCACCTTGCTGCCAAGGTTAGAGAACCAGTTGATGATCGCCTTGATGACTGCAATCGTGGTAGACATTGCAGCCTTGATGATCAGCCACGCAACCCTAACAGTCGTCGTCAGGATCTTAGCCCACATCAAGAAGATGCGAATCCCTGAACTGACAGCGGTGATCACTGCACCAAGAACGGTACCAGCCGTGAGTAGCATCATCGCAACTAGCACGCCGAGGATCTTGATGAGGGGCAAGATGGAAGCCTTGTTACGATTCCACCACGCTGTGAGCTGTGCGATCGCTGGTGCTACGTAGTTACGCATCGTGTCGCCGAGGTGCTGCAAGGCGGGTTGTATCTGCTGCAAGAAGATTCGCCATGCAGCCTGCAAGACCGGGAGAAGATTATTGCGGAGCCAGTTGACCATGGTAGTGATCGCTGGCACAACCTTGTTCTGAATTACGTCCCAGATGGCTCGCAGGCCAGGTCCTAGGGTAGTCGAGAGCGTCTGCCAAGTCTTAATTGCCGATTCGCGTAGGCTATTGAAGGCGGCTGCGAAGAACTCCTTAAGAGTGATCAGAAGACTACGAATCGGACCCATGCGCTGGTAAGCAGTATAGAGTGCAATACCAAATGCAGCAATGGCAGCTGTTGCTACAGTGACGACAGCACCGACAGCGGCAAAGGCAGCCAGCATAGGAGTCAACGCGGCGCCTGCAACAGCTAGGATGCCTGCAAGCGTAACTACTGCGCCGATGAAGATTGCTATCGCACCGCCTACGACTGCTAGGATAGAACCCCAAAGCAGGAACTGTGCGATCAGACTCTTCGTACTCTTGGGCAGACGATTGAACCAGTCTAGCAAACCCTGGAGCTTACCAATCAAGGCACTGAAGGTAGGCATCAGTGCTTCGCCGATTGACACCTTAAGCGACATCCAGGCGTTGCGCAGGAGCTGCGTCTTGGCAGCAACAGATCCTGCCATCTCGTTGTACGCATTCTGGAACGCACCTTTGTCAGTCGCGAACTCCTTAATCTGATCCTGGAAGAGTTCGAGACCGCCCTTAGTGAGCAGGATGTTCTGGAGGAAGCGACGTGCCTCGATAGTTGAGCCAGCACCCTTTAGCGTGTCAAGGATGTTCTTGATGCGATCTTCCTTGGGCATCTTCTCCAGCTCTTTGCGCCAGTCGGCAAGCACTGCAACTAGTGGCCTGAAGTTACCCTTAGCATCACGAACATTAACCCCAATGCGCTTCAGCGATGCTTCCGTCTTAGGATTCGACATCGCATCGAAAGCTCGAGCAACAGCAGTTCCCGCTCGAGCAGCAGACGTACCCAGTCGCGTAGCAGTCGCCAGCGCGGCGGCCATAGTCTCAATGGACTGACCGGCACGGACAGCTGACGGCGTAACGAGACCGATTCGCTGTGCCCACTCCTCATAGGTACCAACACCTTCCTGCACCAGCTGGAACTGAATGTCAAGCAGCTTGTTGACATCCTTGAAAGGTACCTGGTAGGCATTCATCAGACCGATCGTCGCACGCGAAGCGGTCTGCACGTCGGTGTTACCTGCCACGGCAGCCTTGGCGAAGCTACGCAAGAGCTTCTCGGCCTGCGGCAGATTGGCTTCGGTCGACGAGAAGACGTCGAACAGTGCTTCCTGCACGTTCTCGAACGGGATAGCAATGTCGTGCGCCACTCGCAACCCGATAGCCGACAGTTCCTGGAGACTAGGCTTGAAGCGCTTGTCCACCTGAGTGTACGTCAGACGTACCTGCTTGTCCCAGGCAACTGCCGCATCGACAGCCTTCTTCAAACCATATGCAGTAGCAACCCCCGCACCGATCATTACCATGCCAACAGTCTGAGCAGTCCGTCCCACGTTTTCCATGGCATGGCCAAGGTTCATGGAGCGCTTGCGATTCTGCTCAATCTTGGCAGCCTGCTGATCGTAAGCACGTGCCTGCTGCTGAAGCGCCACGACCTGAGCACGCGTTGCACCTGCGAGCTGTGCCTGCCTAGCAGCTGCACGCAGCTGGGCAGCTCGCGCCCTCGCACTGGCGGCCTCAGCAGCGGCACCCGCACGACGCATCGAAGCAGCCACGTTGTTGATGGCGCGGCTTGCCTCCTCCTTAGAGCGAATCAGGAGGAGAATATCCCTAACGGCTGCGGGCACGTGCCGCCTCCTTATGCTGCTTCTCCGCGTCCTTGGCTTGCTTCTCAAAGTAGGCTGTCTGGATCATCTCCAAGACTAGATACAGCTTGAACGGCTGATCTAACAGTCCACCAGGGTAAGGGAGCTGGCCGAACTCTTTGCACATCGAGTGAAGGTTCAGAAACTCGGCCAGCTCAGCATCAGGGCGATTCTGAACTACCGCTGCTCTGAATCGCCTTCGAAGTTTCCCTGCTCCACCTCGTCGAAGGTGTTCAGCTTGTCGATGTAGGTGCCCACCTCTTCACCGACGAGAGGATTCAGCATCGACACGTGTCGGGAGTTCTTGAAGTCGAGCTTGAACGTGCCCTTGCTCGAGTCCTGCGGATCGTTCAGACCCTCCAGGTTGTGCTCCACGACCAGGTTGGCGAAGTCCCACTCGGTGAGCTTCTGGGTCTCCATGGCGAGCTCGCCTGCGAAGTCGGACTTGATGTCCTTGAGGATCTTCATGGCACCGGTGAGATTCTGTCGATGCATCTTCTCACCGTACGTCATCTGTCGGATGATGACGTAGGCGTCCGGCAGCGTCTTCAGCTCGTAACGCTGCGGCGCGGCGATGATGGTTGCGACTGGCATTGCTGTTCTCCTTCTGAACAGGTAATACATGAACACTTGAAACTCGAACAAGTGGATAGCAAAGACGACTGCCTCGATCATCTTCCCACCTTGTTTAACTGGTAGAGGCGTGCAGACTCAAACTCCACACGCCTCTCCGCTGCTACGTCAGCTGGGCGTGCGTCTCCTGCGACTTGACTGTCAGGGTGTATGACGGCGTCGCAGCGCCCACCAGGCACTGGTATTCGATCTCCGCACGCACGACGTCTCCCTGGGAGTCCAGGTTGGTCTCGTAGGTGTCCTTCAGGGCCACCGGCGTGACGATGCTGATCGAGTTGTTCGCACCCTTGGTGGCCGTGAGGGTCAGCGTCTGCGACGTGAGCGCCTTGAACGCGTCGTAGTCGGTCTTGGACTCGAAGTCGCGGGTGAGCGACAGCGTGACCTCGCGCTCGCCGAATGCGACGAACTGTGCACCACGTGACGGCGTCTTGAGACGGTAGTTCGCCTCGGCGTTGTCCTCGACCTGGAACTCGAACGTGTCGGTGTCGGTCACGGGTGTCGAGGTCGGGATCTCGATGCTGTACTGACCCATACCGAACGGCGTCGTGGTGGGCCAGGTCGGGGTGGGTGCCGACTGCGTTGCTTCGTCCTGCCCGACGATCGACACGTTGTACGTGAGCGTGCCGTCGTCGATGCCGAATGTGAACGAGCCCACCACGCACCCGACGTACCCGAAGACGATGCCGTTGCGGACGATCGTGATCGACATCGTCTTCGCCGGTGTGGCGTTCGCGTTCGGCGTGCCGGTGTAGGTGTAGTTCGGGCCGGCACCGGTCTTGACGACCGACATACGCGATGCGTACATGAACCACGGAACGACGTCGTCCGTGGCGTCCATCTCGATGTCGCCCTCGATGCGCGTGTTGCCGGGCACCGCGAAGTTCACGTCGGGACTGTTCCGGATGGACCGACGGAAGTTGGTCTCGGTAATGAAGTTAAGGCTCTCACTGTTGAACGGTACGAACTTCACGGGAGCGACATACGTCCCGGAAACCGTCTCGAGTGACACGCCGAGAACGCCGCTGGCGCCAACGCCGATTGCCATCAGTTACCCTCCTTCTGGGCCTGCTTGAGAAGCGCTGCGGCGTTCTCCTCCTGCTCCGTGACGGCTGCCTCTTCCCGCTCCTCGGCCTCTTCGGTGGCGGCCTTCTTGGTGCCGCGCTCGATCTTGAATCCCTTCGGAAGGGGCTCACCTTCGAGAGGAACACCGTTCATGGCGACGTACTGGTCGATCTCGTCCTGGCTGAAGTGACGCGTCTCACCTGGCTGGAAGATGCCCAGGTGAGGAACGATCTGATCGCCCTCACCCTTAGGTGCTGTCACCTTGTAGTAGTTCATTACACCCCCAACTGCATCTTCGTCTTGCCAACCCAAGTGAGTCGGCTACCGTACATCAATGTCTTGTTCTTACGTGCGTAGCCATGGTCAACTGAGCGGACATAACCGTGAATAACCTTGCCGTCATCGTCCAGAACCAGTTGAGGGTTGCTGTCTATGTAGTTGGCTGCTGCCTCAGCGCACTGCTCAGCAGCCAACTTTGTGACCTGATTGTCGTCAACACGTGCATAGTACACGATGATGAAGACGGTGATGGCATTCTCGACACGTCCACGAGGACCCATAGCACTTGCCAAGGATCGATCTACGACACCTGCTTCAACGCAGATGGTTGGCGTAATGCCAATCCTATCCTGGTCACCGTAGAGCACCTGAGCACTCTGACCTGCATTGTCAGCCGGCGGATAGAGCGTATCCTTGTCACGCTCGAACAGTGCTAGAATGCGCTGAGCCACCTCCGAAGGCATCTTCGCGTGTGCCATCACATCCTCCCGAAGGCTTCGAGCTTCTCTTCAACCCACTCGGCGAAGATGTTCTGGATGGCGTCGATGTCCTCTTCCTGGAAGAGTGCCCACGGACGTGCAGGAATGTCGGCTGTAGCCTGAGGAGCCAAGCCGTGCTTGGAGAGACGCTTGTCGAAGAGCTTGTACGCAGTGTCGTCAATTTCTTTCTGGGTCGCCTCAGAACCTTCTACCTTGCGTGCAGCGTCCTGATACTTCTTGAACCACTGACCTGCTGAGACGCTGCCTGACGCGTCATCGCCCTCGGCACCGCCCTGGTGTACCTTACCGTACCAGACCTTCTGGGGGATGTCACGAATGACTGCCGTCTGCGACCCGATCGACCAGATGCCTGGTGACGATGCAACGTCCGCAAGGGCACCAGTACGTACCAGGATCATAGGCGCAGCTTCGCGGCGACGCTTCTTGGTGTAGTAGGTAAGCTCTTCCCACTTGTCCGGACGGCCACCCGACATGAAGTTCTCAAGCAGCGAAATGGTCATGACATCCTTGACCGACTTGGTCAAAGGTTCCCGCATGTCCTTAAGCTCTTCGCCGAGAGCCTGAAGCTGCTTGGCAACGATGCCGATCGACGGCTTGAACTCGAATCGCTCAAGGTGCCTGTCGAATCTGATCTTGCCGACAGCCTCAGCAATCTGAGCAATGGACACCTGGCCATCACCACTAGCCATTATCCCCTCCTCAGCGTGCTGGGCCTTCGGCCATGGTAAAGTACGGGTCATCGTCGATCGGCCAGATGCTGGGAAGTCCGTCCGAGTTGACAGTAGCGCCCGGAATGTCAATCTCCGAGCTCAGGATAGCCTCTTGCAAGCGCAGTGCCGATGTACGCAGGAGCGTTGCATATGCTGACAGTTCCTCGTCTTCGGAGTACTGCCTGTCGATCAGCCACGCCACGTAGTACTTGGCAATGATCGTCTTGACTAGACTCGGCGCCGATGACGAGTCTACCCAAGTGACCGTATCTGCTACTGCTGCGATACGACCAAGTACCTCTACCTCAATCTGTGCCAGCAGATCGAGATCGAGCTCGACAAGAGCAGGTGCCAGCTTAGACTTCTCGCCCCAGGCAGAAGCTTCCTGGAGAGTGATCAGTGGCATTGTCTACTCCTATCTGTGTGGGGCCCATAGACGACGGACTAGCCTATGGGCCCCATCCCCTCAGCTCCCGCTCGACCCGGAGGAAGTCGGAGCGGGAGGCGCCGCGGCCGGCGCGGCCTTCTTCGCCGGTACGGCCTTCTTGGCAGGAGTCGACGAGGTCTCGGAGGGGGCCTCCTCGGAGGGGGTCTCCTTGGCCGGAGATTCCTCGACCTCGACCTCGTCCTCTTCGTCGTCCAGCCACTCCGGACGTCGACTGGAGATCGCGCCGGCGTTGTACAGACCCACCATGTCTTCCTTGGTGAGGCCGGTGACCTTGTCACCCGGCTCGAAGGTCGTACGCTTGTACTTGCCCTCGGCCGAGCCGTCTTCGGTGCGCTTGCCGTGCTGGATCTTGGTCACGGCGTACCAGGTCTTGCTTGCCATGTTGGCTCCTTAGCTCGCCGCGAGGACGTCCTTGATGAGGTAGCCGGCGACGACCTTGCCCGACCCGTCGAGGGCCGTGTGCTTGAGGTCGTACCGGCGCGAGACGCGGATGACGTCGCTCTTCCGCTTCTCCTCCCGCCAGCGGTCGGTGGCCTGCACACCGGCACCCGGGTAGCGCCAGACGAACTCGTACCCGTAGGCCGGCGTCTTGAGGCCCGGGCGCGGCGGCACCCAGGCCATCACCACGTCGTCGCCCCAGACGTAGCCGAGCGTCTCCGCGGCACCGTAGTTGATCGCCGTGTTGTAGCCCACGCCCGGTACGATCCAGCGGTCGATGCCGACGAGGGCCGCCAGCAGCTCCGGCGTGAAGATGGCGCGCTCGGAGTACTTGATACGGTCCAGCAGCGTCGCGTGGTCCTCCAGCGCCGCCATGACCTGGTAGGGCATGATGACCGTGTTGACCCGCATGAAGAGCTTGGCGTGCACCGCGGTGATGCCAAGCTTCATGTCCGCGATCGGCTGGGAGCCTGCCGCGTCACCCGAGTCCCAACGGTCGACGCCGGCGAGCGTAACGCTGTTGCCGGTCGCGTAGTTGGCCGCCGTGACGGCCAGGTTGCGGATGCCGAGCTCGCGACCCAGGATGATCTTGGACGTGACGAGCTCGGTGGCGTCTCGGTCGGGCGACAGCGGACTGTCCGCGTTCTCCCGCTCCTCGTCCGTCACCGCGATCTGGAGCGCGTGCTCCTTGCAGTAGTACGGCTGCGTCGAGACCTGCATGCCCGGGATCTCGTTCGCCTCGGTACCCGGCGCACGTTCGTCGCCACGCTCCGGCAGCCAGGCCTCACGCCCGTAGACGTAGTAGATGTCCGACTGCTTGTTGACGGGAACGGCGGGGAAGAGTGCCTCACCGACGAAGCCGTTCTGGGGCCACGCGATACTGATCTGAGTCAGGATCTTGTCGATGTGAACGTTGCCGCCACCGTTTGCGTTGTAAACCGGCACGGTATTCCTCCTTCCTCAGATAGTTGTTACGCCGTACCCATTGCCGTCGAACGGCAGTAGGGCAGGAGCAGGACGTCGATCCACTGGCCGGCGGCCGTGGATGCCTGGAGCGCGATGCCCATCGCGTACTGCGTCGCGGCTGCGACCTGGGCACACCCTGAGGCATCGGTTGCCACGAAGGCCATGAGACCGACGACGCCGGCATTCGCGGCGCCGACCTCGACCTTGGAGATGCCGAGGATACGAACGGGGACCTGTACGTTACCGGTCGCCGAGTCGGCCGCGTCGATACGCTGCTGCGTAACGCCGAGCGGCTTGTCGGTGACGGCGGAGCACTGGACGACCTTGTTCTCGTCCGCGGCGAGCTTCATGAAGCGGTAGATGCTCTGCGCCGCGCTCGAGTTGGAGAGGTTGTACCCCTTGTCGAGGACGTAGTTCGGACCACTCATATTATGTTACCTCCCCTCAGGCCTGGAAGCTGTAGGACTCGGTCTGGTACGCGGCGAAGAGCTCGTGGTCCTCTTCGAAGACCTGCGTCATCGCGTCGGCGTAGGACAGTTCGCCCTTGCCCGACTCCGAGAACTGCTTGCGCAGCGCACCGATTCGCTCCTCGGCCAGCTGGAAGGCGGACTTGCCGTCGGTGCGACGGGACTGCTGCCCGGTGGCACCACTCTCGCCGAGCTTGACGGACGCGTTTCCGCCGAGCTTCTGCACCTCCGCCAGCATCGCGTGGATCGGGGCGTGCATGCTCTCGGGCAGGGCCGTCAGCGCCTTGGTCGCCTCGTCGAGGATCGCCGGCGCGACGACGTGGTCGCCACTGCGGTACTCGTTGAGCTTGACCTTGATGCTGTTGAGCTTGTTGCTCTGCGACAGCTCGGCGAGCTGCTTCTGCATGGCCTGGTTGGTCTTGATCTGCTCCCGCAGCATGATCGCCAGCGCCGGGTTGGTCTTGGCCAGCTCGGAGAGCTCGACCTCGCCCGGCGTGACCATGTTGCCCTTGTTGTCGACCTGCGTCGCCGTGGTCGCGTCGAACGGCAAGCCGTCCAGCGTGCCCTGCGGGTTGGTCGTCGCACCGGTGTTCGGTGCGTGAGTGGTGGCCGTACGGTCCACCGGCTGGCTCTTGTTGGTGGCCGCCTCACGATCCGACTTGGCCCGCGTGACGATCTGGTCGTCCTGGGAACCGTCTTCCGGCAGACCGTAGAGCTGGCGAAGCTCCTTGATGTCCATACCCTTCCTTTCCTTCTTCTGTTCGGCGAACGTGAGCTCGCTCAGGTTGACCGGAAGCAGGTCCTTCAGGAAGGGCCTGTTCGTAATGCCACCACCGAAGAGCACGTCCCGGTGGACAACACCGTCGGAATCCGTCCACTCGTCCTGGAACTCCGGACTGAAGTAGCGGTATGCCTTCTCCTTGATCTTCTGCACGGCTGGTGCCGTCCAGTCGACCAACAGCTGAAGACTGTCCCCTTCGACCTTCGCGTCCTCGACCCAGCCCGCAGCCTCGTTCCCCTTCGTAGGGTCGGCCTTGTGATCGTAGTCGATGTCCAAGGCAATGCCACGGACCTTGTTCTTGACGCTATCGGCAAAGCGCTTCAGCCGATCGGCGGTGAAGCTGATCTTGCCGTACGTCGGGTGCTTGTACTCACCCACTCGCATCGCACAGATCCACGACTTGTTGGCCTCACTGAACTGAGTGCCTCGAAGATCTGCATAGTACCCGAAGCGTGCCATTTCACCTCCCCGCCCTGACTCGGCTGACCTTATTATATAGTGGGACCCTAGGAAAAATCAACGTATCCTATTGGTGATCGTTCCGGATAGTCCATCGGAACGGGTAGTTGGCATTTGCCAGGATGATCGCGGCACCTGCACCCTTGTGTGCAAATGCGAAGGTGACGTTACCTCCGGATAGGTCACCGCCGGCTACCGCTAGGTTCCACTGGAACGTCGTGCGGAAGAAGCGTACGTTGTTATTCGGGTACAGAGAAGGGTCACCCTCAGTTGCGGGGGTGTTGGTACCCGTCGACGAGTAGCGGACAGCCGATCCACCTACCAGAACGACTGCATCGAAGAACTCTGTAGCGCTAGAGGTCATGTCGAGTAGGCACTCAACACTCAGCGTCACATTGTCGCCTGCCACTGCTGCAATCGACATCGTCAGGCCCGGCACAACGGTGAAGCTGGCATCGCTCGTCGTAGTGAAGCTGCCCGAGCTTATGCGATTGCGTGCAAACGTAGCAACAGCTCCTCCACCGCCACCGCCACTAGCGGAGATGGTGACAGTGCCAGCATTGTCGTCGTAGCTCACCGTAGCGTTGGCGCCCGCAACGAGCATGGCGCCTACGATGTCCTGAACTACTTCAGTAAGAGTCGACTCCAACTGGTACTGCACGTGAGGGTCGCCTGCTGCAACATGTGCAGCTACAGCAGACGCTGCCGTGCCTGCGGGATCATAAGTGCCCGAGTGGTTGTGATTTCCCGCAGCCGCCGTCGTACCTGTCGTTCCAAGCGAAGGCGTTCCATGTTGATGGTCGCCTCGCGCATAAGTCGTTGCTGCGCCGACGGAAGAGGCGACTCCGTAGGAAGTAGCTGCCTGTACGCTTGTGGCAGGAGAAGGGCCAGATCCTCCGCTACCTCCTCCATCGTGCGTATGGTTGAATGCTGCATAGAGAGTCCCCAGGGAAGCTGACTGTGCAGGCAGCAGCGCTGAGAAGTTCAGCGTGCCTGCATCGTATGGCACCTGCGCGAAGAACTCCTCGGTGATGTTATCCCCAAGGATACGTACTCTGTAGTTCCAGTTCGCAGGACTCCAGTCAGGATCGTTGGTACCATACAGCGGAACTGTGAAGGTACCATCGACCTCCGACACCTCAGCCACGATCGTCATTCGAGGGACGATCGACGGCCCTGCGTTGTGGCGAATCAGAGTAGGAATGAAGAACTGAACCTCGCGCACCTTCAACTCAGGGTTAAAGTCACCAGTAACGGTTACCGTCGCAGGAGCAGCCATCACTTACCTCCCGAACGGTCTACGCCCGCGTTGCCACGAGGCGGCTGCGCCTTCGGAGCAGCTTGACGAGGAGGCCCAACCCGAGGAGGCTTAGGACTACCGGGAGCGTTGGTCTCGCTCCCAGGACCGTCACCGTCTTCTGTAGTCGGATCCTGCGGCGCCTCAATTTCTCGTCGAGTCTCCCAGTCGATGGGCGGGAGGTCGTTCTCTTCACGAAGGTGCTCTTCGAGGACGTCGTCAGGCAGAATGAGCCCTGCCCCGACGTGGTTACGGAGGGTGAAGGACTGGGTACGTGCATCTTCCCATTCTCCAATCCGACGGACCTTCATCTCAGGCGTCTTGACGCGTGAGAAGTTCATCTTGATCAGGTCGTCGAAGACATGGCGTGTGGTGGTTTCAGCCACCGTATCCGCTACGTATCTGGTAGCCTTGTAGAAGGTTTCCAGACCCTCCTTGCTCGTGTTGACCTCCGTCAGGAACGGGGCCAGCACGTTGACCATGATCATGTTGTTGTGGTGCTCGATCGACTTCATGCAATCGACCGGCTGGCCCTCGAGCTTGGCAAACATGATCTCCCACTGCGGAGGCAGTGTGATATGCGCACGCTCGTTCGTTCGCAGGTTGCGGCCGATTCGCTCAGCCAGAATCTTATCCTCCCGCGTCCAGCCAGGAGGCATCTTGATGATCGGAACGCCGATGCCGTGACGCTCCTTCTGGATGGCGTCGATCTTGTACAGCGTGTCCTTGTACTTGTAGTGCTTGTACGCGGAGCGCAGGATCGAGATGCCTTGGAGGTCGCCTGCCTCGGCCTCGAGGCTGTAGATCACCAGCTTGCTGATGGGGATCCTGATGCCTTGGGTGTCAACAGACACACTCGTGTAGTCCGAAGCAGACGCGGTGTTGATCGACAGTGGCTCCATGACGATGCCGGCAGGGCCACCATTCTCGTCATACTCGAACTTCTGGATGTCCGCAGGATGACGCGGAGCCAGCTTACGCAAGGAGACCCGGCCGTCCGAGTCGAGCTGGTACACCTTCTCCATGCACATGTAGCCGTACTCGCACATGAGCAGGATGTCTTCCAGCGTCCGCGACCACGAGACATTCATCCGATTGCGAATGTTGTCCTCGAGCCACTCAGCAGCGTTGATATCCGCCTTGGACTCTCCGCCAGGCTTGATGAACCAGCGTGCCGACATCACAGGCGTCTTGAACACACGCAGAGAGCCTCGCACGATGCCATCGAGACGCTTCATGCGGTAGTATTCCGTAACGCCGAGCTTGTCACGGAGCTTCGGGTTCCACTCCTCACGCGTCCAGGAGGTCCACGGAGAAGGGGACGAATACCCGATCTCCGGACCAACATCGATCACCTCCACGAGCTGCTTGCTCTCGTCCGTCTTCGATGCCACGACCATGAAGGAGCCGTCGGCGCTGGGGTAGGCGTCGACGACTGCGTGCGATTCCAAGACCTCCGACAGTGCGACGGAGCCCGGGTCTTCCTTTTCTGCCATCAGAACTCCAAACTGTCCCAGTCGAAGAACCCACCATCACCAGAAGGTTCCAGCATGTCACCGAATCGACTCTCGTTAGGGTCGTTCAGACCCTGGTAAAGGTCGGTGAGTCGCGAATTGCAGCCGAGCTTGACGATATGCATCAGTCCGTATCGGAGTGCGTCCAATGCATGATCAGCGTGCTTCTTCGCCTGCTCCCGCACGTTTTGTTCCGGGCGAGTGTCCGGAGCACGATAGTTGTTGAATTCGAAGATGAGGTTCTTGCACGAATGATCAACAAAGAGCTTGGGCCGCTTAAGAGGCGTCCCATGTTCATCCGTCACCACCAAGTTCCCAGCGGGGCTAAGAACGTCTTGGAGCTTCAGGAAGCTCTTGACGAGGTCGATACCCTCTCGCCAATTCTTCTTAGCTTCCGGTTCAGCGAACGCGGGTACGAAGTTCTGGGAGATCGCAACACAAGCCTCGGGATCAGCTGCGTCACCGAAGGCGAGATCCAGGTGGTACCCTTCGGGCTCCGGCAGGTTTCGCATAAGAGCGATGTGCTCAGCGAGCTGTAGGTACGGAGCGTAGTGCTCTCGCCAAACGTACACGTTGTCTTGAGGGTCCATCTGGAAGAACACCCAAGCCCATGGGTTGGTGTAGCCAGGGTCGTAACCAACGTAGCTCGGCCATGCAGGGTTAAACTTGACGTCTGTGACATGTATGTTCTCCTGCCACTCGCCATAGATCTTACCTACGAACGCCGAGAAGTCGGCGCCATATTCCTGAAGGAACCACTCGTGAGCAGTCGTTCGCTCAATACCGAGGATCTCCGGATCTTGACGGCCAAGTGGGTACACGTATGGATTGTCCCACGACGGGAACTGCCAGGACTCATACTGGGGCTCGTTCGGATCACGGCCCACCTGCCAAAGACCATGAAGCCAGTTGAAGCCTTCAGGCGTAGTAGGGAATGAGGCATTGCCCCGCTTGTCAGCAAGAGCAGGACGAATGAATCGCTCCCAGGTATCCTTCTTATGCTTCGCGGCCTCAGACATGATGGCAAAGTCGAGCTTCTCACCAACCAGATTCTCGGGGTGATCTGCAGAGCGACATTCCACGCGCGTGCGCCAGGGAAACTCAATGTACATGTCTCCCGAACGTTTGTTATACGCCTTCTTGACCTTCTTGTTCCGACCGAACTCGAGCTGGATGATGAACAAGTCCCAGAGAACCCGAAACTCCTTCTCGGCCAGATCGTAGGTCGGACCCACGATCCAGCCTCGCCGGTTCGGCATCATCAAGCCAGGAGCTTCGTCCATAGAGGACATACGCGACTTGCCGAAGCGCCGGCCACAGACAGGCACCCTGAAGCGAGCAGTGCTGTCGTGAAACAGCCACTGCTTCGGGTGGGGCTCGTAGCCCACCTTCTTGAAGAACAGGCGCTTGTCAATGACCTTGCCCATCAGGCACATCCCTCCGGGAATGGTGGCGGCGGGCTAGCTAGGCGCTTCGTCTCAGCCGCCTCCGTAGTCGCGTCGTACTCCTCCAACGCCCTACGCGTCTCAGCACCCGTCTTGACCGTCAGCATTGTCGCCACGAGCTTGTCCATGGCAGCGTTCCTTTCAGCGGCTGCCTGAAGGCGCGGAGCCGTAGCCGCTGCATCCTTACGCATGTACGTTGCCATGCACTCGCGCGTCCGCTTGTTGTCAACGTAGAGGATGAGGAAGCCTATGCTTAGGACGAGAATCATGACCCACGACCCGATCAGGACCGAGCGCCACTGGGGGCTTAGTGTTCGCACGCGTCACCTTCCTTCTCACCAGCTCAATTACCGTACCCAAGAACCACCCCGTTCCGCCAATGGTCACAATGGAGAACGCCACTTGCTCTAGGTAACTAAGCCTCTGCATTTGCCTCTTCCCTCGGTCTGGGCAATGGCGGGAACACCACTAGCCAAGCCCCCGTAGGTATACCTAGCAGTACTGGATCGGGAAGCGGCCCGTCGCGGAAAAGGTACTTATACAAGGCGGCTGCGACAACAATCCCCCAGACGCCTAATATAATAGTCAGGAACCTGATCTTGAAATGCGTGACCGTCACTGCGGCTCCCTACCGTGTTAAACTAACCGCTCGAGCCGCCTTCCAAACTCCACACGCCTGGGGTTTCTTTGCGCTCCTGTTGGCGCTTGTGCGTGTGCTGTTCGCTGGTTCGGCCTTTTGCCGTAGGTGGTCAGCGAGAAGTGGTTACAGCAGGAATGCCAGAGCCAGCGAAGCCAGACCCAGGCTGATCAGGGAAACACGTGGCGGGTTCCAGAAGGCCGAAACCAGGAACAGAACCACTGCGATGACCAGGAATACCTTGTCTACCGGCATTACTTCTCACCCCCCTTGTTGGCGTGCGCCTCGACGGAGGTCGTGTCGATCAGCTCCGCCCAGGGCTCCTTGCCATCCACGGTCGCGCCCATGGCTTCGGCGCGGTTGAGGATCTCCAGCGCAGCCCTCATCCTGATGCTGTCGTGCTCTGAGTGTTGGGCTAGTCGCACAAGGGACGCAGCGGCCATCGGAGAAGCCTCCTGAATCATGCGACGCGCCTGCGCCGTTGGCGATTCAGAGTCCCCGTCGGTCTTTGCACCCGTGAGTCGCTCCATTAGAAGCGCGCTGATGTCGTCGTCGCTCACCCAGGCACGGTCCTGCGAACGCAGCCGCTCAACCTCGCCGTCATCCGGATCCCAGCCCATAGTGTACCTCCCTACGCCTATTATATATCGGTTACTCGCGGGGACACAACGGACATGTGACCTCGCCATCATCTTACACACGGTAACACATGTTTTCCGCCCACTTCTGTACTTCCAACGTACCGGTCCCCCACTCTCTCAAGATCCCCATTATAATATAGTTATAACAAAAAAAA